GCGCCTACCGGAGCGGTCGGGTGGGTTGCCGGAGGCTCCCCCCACCCCCTCTGACCTGCGGTTTTGCTGCCACGCGGGGTTTGCTGCGCAGGTCAGAGCGGGTGTGTCTCGCTGGTCCACTGGTCGCGGTCGCCGTGTCTCCATGCGACGCGCCCGGGTGCTGGTCCGCGACGGCCGGTGAGTGACGGCGTGTCTGCGTGGTCGATGAGTGAGGGCCAGGTGTAGGCGATGGTGTGTCCGGCTCGGCGTGCCCATGCGCTGATTGCTTCGTCTATGGGTTTGCCGTTGGGCAGGTTGTTGAGCATGTGGGGTACGAGGTCGGCGTGTATGGCGATTCCGACTGCGTGGAGTAGGCGCCGGCAGGTGAGCCAGTGTGCTGTGGTGTCAGCGGCTTTGGCGATGCGTTGTTGGTATTCGCGGGGTCGTTCTCGCCCGAGGTAGAGGCTGACCACTGGGCTGGGTGCCACTGCTAGCGCTGCGTCGAGCTGGTCGCGGAAGTTGTTGCACGGTATGGCGTCGTCTTCGAGGACCACGAGCCAGTCTGTGTTGTGGCGGGTGAGGTGTTGCCACACTTTGCGGTGGTTGGTTTCGCATCCGAGTGTGCCGTTGTCGATGCTCATGTATGCGGCGCCCACGGTTTCCATGAGCCGGTGTGCTTGTTCGGCGCGTTTGGTGTGGGCCACGATGCCGATGGTGTGGGTCATCGTGGCCTTATGCGTGTGGTTTTCACGGCGACAGTGGTGTGTGGTGTGAGTCGTGGTGTGATGCTGCCGTAGTCGTATTCGGGGTCGATGGCGATGGAGCATCTGACCCAGCCGCTGGATTGGATTTTCTCGACGGTGCCTTCGTGTTCGAGTCCGTTGAAGTCGACCCATACGTTGTCGCCGGGTTTCATGCTCCGCTCCATTGTCATTCGTCCCAGTAGGGTCCGGGGCACGACGGCCATGGTCCGTTCCAGTGCACGCCGTCTGGGCCGAGTCCGGGCCAGGCGGGTTCGACTCCGGCGGCGCGTGCGCCGTAGAGGTCATAGGAGCGGTTTCCGGTCGCGAGTGTGAGGTTCTCGAAATCGATGAGCAGCACGCCGCGGTCGGGGTGTACGACGACGTTGATCAGGCAGGGGTCGCAGTGCCACCAGCCGGCGGCGTGGATGGCGGCGAGCAGATCCCACAGCGGCTCGGCGTAGCGCCGGGACCAGTTGGGGTGGATGTTGAGGATCGGGGTGCAGCGTTCGACTTCGATCCACATGGGGCCGAAGTCGATGAGTTTGGGCGTGGCCCATGGCATCGTGCGGTATGCCTGTAGTTCTTTCTCCCAGGCGATCTGCTTGGTGAACTGCTTGTGCACGGTGCGTCGGTGGATCGTGACCATGGGCCTCGCGACCATTGTTACTTGTGCCTCCACCATGACCAGTCGTTGCGTTCGTTGGCCTTGAAGACCGTCACCACCTGGGGTCCGTGGATGAGTTGGTCGGCGTGTTTGGTATAGGCAACGTAGTTGAGTGTCGCCATGTCGCCGATGATTGTTCCCGGGGCGTCGTCTTTGTGCCAGACGCGCCGAAGTTGGTCTTCGTGGTCGGCGGCCATGTCGTGTGCGAATGCCATGACGGTTTCCCGGTCGCCGCCCACGATCCCCGCGTTCAGTAGGGTGCGGTCGGCGTGGGTGTCGATGAACTGTTGCAGGTGTGTGGCTTTGTGGTTGTTGCGCATCCAGTCGATCCCCACAACGGCGGGTTCGTGCCCGGTGTACAGCTTCCCGGGTTGCATGTGTTCCCACGGAGGGGTGAGCATTTCGACGTCGGTGCCGTCTACGCACCACACCCATTTGACGTCGGGGTTGGCGCGGAGCCATTGGTAGTACAGGTACCAGCGCGCGAAGTATGGGTTATCGACTGGGCTGGTGACTCGCTCGAATGACGCCTGCGGGTGGGTGAGTGGGTTGTCGCACAGCACAACGGTTTCACCTCCAGTGATGGAGGTGATCAACGTTTCGAGCAGTTTGACGTCGGGCCGCATGCGTGTGTTGCGCTGCGGGTCGGGTTTGTTGGACAGCAGGCAAGTGAGCACGACGCGGCGTTCAGGTGCCACTACGGGGATGTGGTGGCTGCTGGTGTAGTGGTGCTGCCAGTACAACTCGGCATTGCGGGAGGCGACGGCTTTGCGTTCCTCGGTCGGGACGGAACGCTTTACTTCCAGGTGCTCGTCCATGGAGTGGATGAGCTTGTTGGATCCGCAGACGTCGCCGTAGCGGAACGAGGTGAGACCGGCGTTGTAGATGCGATCGGACCACGACGGGTGTTCCCATCCCCAGCCGCCGAATTCAGGGTCGAGGCCGCCGACGCGTTCGATGACGCTGCGGTGTGCGTAGATCATGCAGCCACGCGCCCCGGACAGGGCGAAGTGGCGGCCGTCGTCGTAGACCTTCGTGACGTCGTTGAGTTTCCGTCCGCCGGCGAGGTCGATGAACTGGTACATCAGGTGCGGCTCGGGTGAGTCGATGTAGGGCTGAAACCAGTTGTCGGCGATCGGGTAGCAGTCGTCGTCGAACAGGAAGATGTGTTCGCAGCCGTTGAGGAGTTCGAGGCATTTGTTTTTGGCTCGGGCAATGCCTGCGCGTTGAGTGAATCGGTAGGTCGCTGCTGGGTATGGTTCGTCGCTGGCGTCGTCGACGATGACGAGTTTGGCGTTGGGTGTGTGGCGGCGAATGTGGGCGATTGTCTCGTCGGCGATGGTGTTCCGGTTGCGGGTGGTGACTCCGATTCCGATTGGAGTTCCGTTGGTGGTTTCGGGAACGTATCGGGTTCCGTTGATCACGACGTCGGTCATGTGTGGGCTCAGTTCGTCACTCGTACCATTCGCCGCAGTCTGGGCAGTCGGCGTCGCCGCAGTAGCAGATGTTGCGGTCTGTGGTTCGTCCGGTTTTGCGTTCGCGGTGCCGGTTTCGGTGCGGCTGGGCGGCGTTGGATCTGCGCAGCTCCTGGCGGGCGCGGGCTGCCTCATCCATTGGTGCAGTCCATCGTCCAGCCGTTCTTGCGTGTGGTCACGCGGATTGTGGTGTCCTCGTGTTTCGCCCCGGCCATCGCGAGGGTGGCCGTCTTCGCGAGTGCGGTCATGATCGGCAGCATCCAAGGCTCGTTGGGTCCAGCTTTCTGGACCGCTTGAACATCAGGTGGCGTGGTGGTCCACTGGCCGGGATCGGCGTGCATGAGCACTTTCCCGTCAACTTCGATGTGGATCACTGTTCGGTCGCTTTCCGCAAGGCTTGTTTGGGAACGATGACGTCGTTGCTTGTTTTGTCGATGGTGATCGACAGCACGGGCGGGGCTGTGGGTGTGGTTCGGATGTTGATGACGCGGTGCCCGGTCGGTGCGTCGGCCGCTTTCTGGCGCAGCTGTTCTGCTTCTTCGCGTGTGAGGATCACATAGTTTTGTGTGATCGCCGCGGCGAGTGCTTCCGCGACCAGTTTCGGGGTATCGAGGTGCGGTAGGCCTGCTTCTTCAGCGAACTGGCCGGCGAGTTCCGGGGGGACACTGATAGGTCGTAGTCCCGGCAGGAGGATCGGGAAGGGTTTGGTGTTTTCGTCGCCGGGGTGAACCAGGTTGTTCAGCGTGCGGTTAAGGAAGTCCGTGAGGTCTGTGAGGCTGCTCATTTGGGATATTCGCCTGCGAGGCCGTCGCTGATTCTGTCGGCACACCCTTCGCCACCGATCGTTCCTGCACCGTCCTGCAAGTTGATTCGCCACGAGTCAGGATCGATATCGTTGGGGACTCGGCATGCTTTGCCGCAGGGTGCGAAACGGACACGATCGCAGGTGTCGCAAATGCGGAGGTGTTTGAGCGGCATCAGACGTCCGCCTCATACGTGGCTTCCATGTACTGCGCGTCCTGCGAATCAGGCAGCGAGTACGGAACCACGTTATTGACGACAGTGGACGGGCCTTTGACGCCACGTGCGTCGAGTTCCTGCGCGATGATCGCTCGGATGCCATCCATGAAGATCTTGGCGATTACTTCGCCAGCTGCGGTGAAATCGATCGGGTCGCTGTCCGGCATGAGGTACTACTTCTCCTGGCTGGTGGAGCGGGGTAAACGGTCAACCAACTGGTTGAGTATGCGTTCAGCGGCGGCGATGATGTCCGGGTTGCCTGCCTGCCGTGCGAGTTTCAGGTTGAGGTGCGCGCCTTGGATGCGTTCGGTGAGCGTGCGGGGTGCGGGGAAGGTGCTCACCGGTGTCGTCGGGCCTTTGCGCGGGTGGCGTGTTCAGCTTTGGCGACGTCAAGGACGCGGTAAACGTTGTGTCCGAGTCGGTTCTTCCCAGACGGTGCGAGGGTGCCACGATTGACCCACACATAGATGGTGCTGGTGGTGACACCGCATAGTGAGGCTGCTTCGGCTGCGGTGACGAGTGTGTCGATACCGTCAGGGGTGAGGACTGCGGTTCCTGCCATCTAAGCTCGGGTCCCTTCCCGGATGTGAGCATGAAAAATGCCCACAAACCCGAAAGCTAGTCCGGGTGCGGGCATAGTTCTTCTACTGGCAGTCATCTTACATGAAAGATCAACCGGCTTGTTGTTGTTCCGACTCGATAAGCGTGTCGAGACATACACGGATCAACCATTTGTAGTTTTTGCCGTCGGGGTCGTCGCGGACGATGTAGGTGCAGTCGGGGTTGCCGCACGCGATGTAGTCGTTGCCGCCCATTCCGATGGTGCGTTCCATGGAGAGCAGTCCGCAGGACGGGCAGGGCACGGGGAGAGTGTATTTGGGTGTTTTGGTGTATCCGAGTGTTCGGATGATTCGGTGGTGTAGGTCGGGGAGTTCTTTGAGGTCGTCGTGGGTGACGAGTTGGGTGAGTTGTTCGCAGCGTGGTTCGAGGTATTTCCAGGCTGCGATGATTCGTGTTTGTTCGTTTCCTTTGGGTGGTGGGGTTTCGTTGCGTTGTTCGGCGAGGTAGTCGTGCCATGAGGTCATGACGTCGGCGATGAGTGCGGTGGTGTCGCTGGCCCATTCTGCGGGGTGTCCGTAGGTGTGGGTTTTGGTGCGGCGGGGGGTTTGTCGGTGTGGTGGTGTGGGGAGTTGGGTGTGGAGTTGGAGCCAGTCGATGGTGAGTCTGTAGAGGGTGTGGCGGAGTTTGTTGGGGTCCATGTGTTTGGGTTTGGTGGGTGTTTCCACATGGGTATCGGTGTCGATCGGCTGGGTCATTCGTCGAACGCCTTCCTAAACATCGCTTCCTGTTCCTGAAGTTCCTTCTCGCGGTGTTCAAGTAGTTCCGCTGCGGCAACGCCGACCTCTGCTGGGACGTCGGCGAGGTGGGTGTAGATGTCTGCGCTCATTTGCAGGACAGCACGGTACTCGTCGGGGTCCTCGATGCGGCCGCGACTGCGACTGTATTGAGCTTTCAAAGTTTTGTTTACCTGATTGAGGTTGTCCCACGCGGCGATCCACGCAGCCGCACGAGCATCAGTCATTCGCATTCGTTTCCCCTCCTGGGTCGTCTGGCATCTGTCCTGCCAAGTCTTCATCCGTCAAGAGCTGGTGAATCTTGCCGTTGACCCACACAAATTCGGGAAGCTGCCCATCGATGATCAGGTCATAACCAACACCGCTTTTGCGGACCTCGAAGACGGTGACGCGGTTGACGTGGTCGCAGAAGCCGAACATGTGACTGGGGTCGTCTTCTTCGTAGACGGTTATCTCTCGCATTTGTTGTCCCCCTCCTGGTTGGGTTCAGACTGCACAACCGACCCGACATCAACCTTCTCGCAAAGGTCCTCGATGCTGTCGTACCCGAGGTTCACTGCCGCGTGATTATCAGTCATCATTTGTGGTGTCCTTTGCAGTCGGTGGAATGCTCGGCGCGGGGCTGGAAACACGCCGGACAAACAGGGCTCTCGGTGAGGAACCGGGCCTGGGAAGCGAGAATCACAGACAGGCTCAAGGCTGGTCCTCCAGTTTCGGCATAGGCCAAGGGCGGATCGATCGGTCACGAGGGCACAGCTCCGCGTCCTCCAGTGAGGTGTGCGCCCACGCCAGTTCCTCGCTGGCGTTCGGGTAGATCCGGTTCATCGGTTCCCCGCAGTCCATGCAGGGGAGGCGAAGGTTGCTCATTGCTGGTTCTTTTCGGCTAGTAGTTGGGCGATAGCGATCAGAGCGTGAGTCTGGGCTGCTTGGTAATCCCCCGCGGCGGCTTCCTCTTTGGCCCGGTCAATGTGATCGGCAGGGGACACGATCTTGCGGCCGGTCAAAAGGGAGGAGCCCAGGCGTCTATGAGGACATCGAACGCAGCATCCGCCATCCGACGCCACTGCACCTTGTGCGCCTCAGTCACGGTGTCCCACGGAAACAACCGCCCTGCTGAGGTTTGTTCATAGATGGCTTGCGCGGCCCGCTCGATCAACGCTGCACGCTCAGGAGTAGTCACTCGCTCTTCCATTCAACGTCGTTGCACCACAAGCACTGACGGTGCGCCTCGCAGTAACCCTCTTCTGCCTCGTATTCGAGCCAGTGATGCTGACAGGTCGCAGCGAGGTAGTCGTTCAGGAACTCGAAGATCTCCCGCACGTACGGCTTCATGTCAGCGCCGAGGAGCTGATCACGCACGTACCACAGCATCCGGTGATCGGTCGGTGTGTCGATCTCCTCACCACGAGGACCGTGCGAGGCGAACACGCCACCTGGTAGGACGCGATCGGGGTTTCTTCCGTGGACGTGCCGCCATTCGGCGACTACTCCGCTTCCGTCGTTGGTCATGGTTTTCCTTTCGTGAGCCATTCCGCCCACCCCTGATCCACCACGGTCCGTGGGGGTGTGGTGTCCGGGATGATGTGAATATCCGTATGCCCCGTGTTGATCGAGTGACGGTCTGCTTTCCATTCAGCGCAATCCGTGCAGCTCTGGTCCCACACGCGGTTGCACTCCCGGCAATGAACCTGAATCACCGCGGAACCTCCCGCCAATCCCGGCACACGAACGTCCACAGTGACTCCCCGTAAGGCGCCGGTCGGCCCGCATGGGAGATGGTTTTCGCCAGCACGTGTTGCTCACCGATCGCGGTGATCTCGATGATCGTTTCGCCGCGGCCTTCGTCGCCGGCAAGTCGGGTTCCGACTGTCCAGCCGTTCTTCCGTGCAGTGTCTGCGTCGCTCATGCCTCGCTCCATCCCGACACCCAGCGGGCCTCGTGCTCAATTCGGACAAGCGGAGAGTCGACCTCCGGGTCGTGGCAGATTCCCGTGACCGAGAAGTCCTTGAGGTTGACCTCTGCGGCCTCCCTGCTCCGACCCGCCCAGCGGTGTCCGGATTCCTCCACGGGAACCCATTGCTCTTCACGGGTGAGTCCTCCGAGGGCTTTATCAACCTCAGAAGCCACATGCGCGGTGTGCACGCCGTCGCCTGCCGCCGACCACCCGCAGATGCAGTACTCGGCGCGCACCATGTCGAACCCCACGTCTGCGCCGTTGTACGTGTGCGCATCGATCACCTCGATCATGAGGTTTTGGGCTTCGCTGCTCACGGCTCCTCCAAAGAGTCCGTAGGGATGTAGAGCACGCGGGCCGGAAGGAAGTCGATAAGGCCCCCTGGAAGGCTCTCGTCTTGGTCATCGTTGGCCCAATACCAGGTACCCCTACTCGTCTTCTGCAGGGTTCCTCCGTCGTGGGTGAGAATTACGTTATCTGGGGTCATCGTCAGCTGTATCCGCTTGTGCCTTGTTGGGCGAGGTGTCGTAATCGAAAACAACCAACATGTCGGTGTTTCCACTTAGGACGGGGCAATCCTCAGGTGGGTGTACCACCAGGCAGGCAGGACACGAGTGATCCTCAGTGAACGGTCCGTAGTGTTTGGTTGGGATCAAAGCGAAGGTCGACGCCTCATCCTGCGGCCTGGTACGAATCCACCCGCCGTAGTCATAGTGCCACCGGGCGTTGAACCTATCGCGCCAAGCACGATCGCGGTGTTCAGGGCTCAAGTGCTGGACGTCTGATCCATGCTCTGTGGTCGGCATAGTCGTCATCTCCCTACGAGTGTCGGTAATCGGAAACATGTGTGCGCTGTCAGATCGGCTGCCTACCTGGAGAAACGGCGACGATCATCGAATCAACCCCTGATAATCTCAGGAATCCTCTGGGAGCCATTCGAGATCAGCAGTAGTCTCAACCCCCCTGGGGCGAAGACGCTCAACCTCGGCTACCAATTCGGCGAGCAGCCGGTAGGACCGGCCCGGTGCGACCGCGACCCGAGACCCCTTCGCCACTTCGTAGTCGACCAGCGCAGCCTTGGCGCGCTCAACAACATCACTCATCAGGTATCTCCATCCAGTGGGTAACGAATCGGGTTGCAGGCTCTGGCACGCCCAGCTCGAAGATGCTCTCGATTACGCGGGTTTCCCGCCTGAGTCCTCCGAGGGCTCTGTCGATCTCGGCGGCGACGTGGGCCTCGAAATCGTCGAGCGAACCGTCGCGGAAATCACATTCACCCCGCCGCGCACCCTGGCAGTGGGAGTGTCCAGTTTCCAGGTTTAACGTCCGCCGATGTCGGCGCTGAACCGCGATCATGATCTTCTGCGCGTCCCCGCTCATGCTTCCTCCCCGGGGCTCTGGTACTGCACGCAACTCGGGGTTGTTCATTCGTCGCCTTTCGGTTCTCGGTTTCTGTCTGTGAGCCGCCCGAAGTGGATGACCCGACCGGGCAGCGGCTTCCCCGGCAAAATCGTGTTGCTGCAAGGTTTGCCTTTGGGGGCTTTGCAGATGTCACACGACCGCGCAGCCTGGGCGGCCTGGACACGAGGATCATCCGCATACGACACAAACATCGTCATCGGGACTCCTGCCAGCCGAGGAAATACTCGATATGCGCAGTGATGTCCGTGGCCCACCGCATCGCCTCATCCCACGACTCGAAAGCACCCGACCACTTGCCCTCCGGGTTGAACACATTCCAGACGCGGTACGTGTAGAGGCTGCCGTCACGCTTCCGGGCCATACGGACGACCCACTTGCCGGTCATGCGTCGTCTCCTGGTGTCGATTCCTGGGGCTGTGCGCGATCCTGAGCGGTTTTCAGGCCCTCCGTGGTGTCACCGGACCCGGAACCGCCAGAACGGCTGTCAGCGGTCCTGTGAGCATGAGCCGGAAACGCCTCCAACACCTTCACCACACGCCCCTTCTCATCCCGCACCACACACGGCTCACCGATCCCTGCCAAGCAGTCACGGCACCGCACCCGCAACGACTCCTGATGAACCGTCGTCCCACGCCAATCCCTCACAGTGACCCCGCCTTTCGGACATTCGGGTGATCACACTTCTTGACCGCATCATCGATCTCGATATCCCCGAACTCATCACACAACGAGCAGGCATCAATGGCGGCCTGCCTAGCCTCGGCCTGCCGGCGGCGTTGCTCAGCCTCCAGCCGCTTGAAGTAATCCGGGTGCTCCTTGTCCCACTTGCGACGCTTCATGCACGGGATGCAGTTGGTGGTCTCTGAGTTCGTTTCATGGTAAGGGCATTCGGGGCGGGGGGAATCAACGTTCGCGTCTACTGACGTAACCCCCCTACTAGAAGTAACCAAAGGAATAAGGGTCGGGTCGGGTCGGGTCGGGTCGGGGTAGCGGGACTCCCCCATGCTGTCCCCGGTGGACAGTAAATCCGTGTCCACCACCATGTCCCCGGTGGACACCTGCCCATCCTGAGCCACATAGTCGCGGCCCTTTTTCCCAGCTCTCCAGGTGGATTTCTTCTTTGCCTCACGCCTTCGCCGCGCCTCATTTTCAGCCTTGGTTTTCTGCCATTTCTCCCAGTTGGCAAACACGATTTCGCGAGATTTTGGTTGAGATTGTCTCGTTGTATCAACCGTTGTCTCATCCTTGTATTGCGTGTTGTCGCAACCCTGTTTCTGCCAAAGTCCTGCTTGTTCTTGCAGCGCGCGAATGAGTCTCGGCGTGCCGCCGAACCCCTTCACAACATCAAGGGGCACATGACCGTCCGTCTCTTCTTTCGCCGACCAGGCACCGCAACGAACCCACAACCCGACGGCCTCGTTGCGGATCCTGGAGTCGAGTTGCATCACCGGCTTACTGTCAGCGAACGCGTCATCCACGTAGAACCAAGGCACCGGTCACTCCTCCGTTTCGTATCGCGGGCAATCAGGGTGATGGTTCTGCGTTTTCGGGTGCCATCCACACAATTCGCAGCGCTGCATCGCGATCAGCTCGCGGCGGCTGAACAGCAGGCGGATCCTCGGGTCGCTCATGATGCGGCGTCTCCGAAGTCGAACCCGACCTCGATTGGTTTCGACAACCGGGCGACGATCAGCGGCAGATAGTCCGCCTCGCGCTCGATCGTGATGCAACGCTTGTGCTCGTGAATGCACGCCTCGGCGGTCGTGCCGGACCCGGCGAACGGGTCGAGAACCACACCGTTCGGCGGTGTCACGAGCCGCACGAGCCAACGCATCAAAGCTAAAGGTTTGACGGCATTAGGTGGGGTGCGCCACGGACGCACCCCGAACCTCCTCGAAATAGGGGCGGATGTCCGCCGGAACTTCATTGATGTCGAATTCGCGCATTAGCGCATCACCTCAATCGGGTTAACAGTGGCAGTAGACTTGCACTTATGGCTAAAGGACTGGCGGGCAATAAGGTGCGCACGATTACGTGCGCGGGGTGCGGCAACACGGTCACGCGCCGGATGCGGCCCGGTCAGCGGTTCTGCTCGCATCACTGCTATCTCTCCGCCCCTCGTGCAGAACGTCGTACCGGCGAAACGCGGACGTGTGCGCATTGTGGGGCGTCGTTCTACATTCCGCGCAGCCGAGTAGCCAAGGGCGAGGGGCAGTTCTGTTCGATTGGCTGCCACAACGCGAACCAAGGTCGAGCGAAAACTGTGCATGTATGCAAGGTGTGCGGCAACGAGTTCCGCTGGTCGCCGTCGCGCTCCCAATCGGGCGCGTACCGAATTACCTACTGTTCCCTGGCTTGCCGAGACGCCGATCCAGAGCGTCGAGAATTGCTGCTGCGCATGAACACCGCCCAGCAGTCCGGTCGCACGACGCGCGCCGAGCGCGCCGGTTACGCGCTTCTCGACAGCCTCGGCGTGGGCTACAGGCGTCAGGTCGTGTTCGGCGGCAAGTTCACTCCCGACGCCGTTGTTCCCGCCGCCCGACTGGTTCTCCAATTCGACGGCGACTACTGGCACGACCGAGCGGGTACGTCGACCGAGCCGCGCATTCTGCGCCGCGTCGCGCTCGACCGCTCCCAAGACGCCTATATCCGTTCGTGCGGCTGGGAGGTGCTGCGGCTGTGGGAGTCCGATCTGCGCAACGATCCGGTCGGGTGTGCCGAGAGAATCAGTCAACTTCTACACCGACCTCTCGCAGACGAGCCACCACGCGATCCACTTGCTCCGGCGTGAGATCCGCGCGCAGACGCAACTTCGTCGTGACCACGCTCGGCCGTTCCGCGCCTGGTGCTTTCGCCTCGTACCGGAACACCGGAAAGAACCTCGACGCGCCGCCCTCATCGTTGTACCCGGCGTCAGGTCGGGCACCCGCACTGTTCTCCCCGCCCGCGATGCCGCCGAAGATTTTCTGCCCACCGCCGTTGCGCTGAACCGCCGTCCCGGACTTTTGAATGCCGGTCTGCGCGTCGAGCTCGGCGGCCTGCGCGTCATCGAGCACCACGTTCGTCGGCCAGCGACCCTCTTCGTGGGCCGAGTCGGTACGCGCACCCGTCCACTCGCCGTAGGCCGCGCCGTTGCGGTTGCTGTCCAGGCCGACGACGCTGGCGCACTTGTCGCGGTAGTCCTGGCCCGCGGGGATGCGGCAGGCGTCGATGTTCAACGCCCCCGTACCGTGCTCCAGTACGTTCGCCGCCACCGTGCCCACGAGAGGCTTGCGCGCGACCACGACGGGCTCAAACGATGGTTTCAGCGCCGTGCCCCATCCCTGCCACTGCCGCGCCGCATCAGTCGCAGGGGCGGTGACAATTCGCGTATCCGCGGACGGATCGCAGCCGCCATATCCAATGGATTCAGAGGAGCGTTGCACGTGCCCGTCGCCATAGACGGCCGTTCCCAACGCCTCCCGCTTCGCGCCGGCGGCCTTGTCGATCGCCTTGGAAACGTCGAGCGACTTCGGGAACCCGGATCCGTACAGCCACGCGATGGAGTCCCGGATCTCAAACCCGGCGTCCTCGATCGCCGCCGCCAGCCGGTGCCAGGTGCGCGAACCGCCGAACGCCAACATGTGCCCGCCCGGTTTCAACACACGCAAGCACTCAGCCGCCCACTGCGCGCACCACTGCTGAAACGGCTGCCCTGCCTCGTAGGCGTTCACACCTGCGCGGATGTACTTACCCTTCACCGGGTCGTCGAGCTCGGCGGCGCGGCGTTCGCGTGCACGCGCATGTGACGCAGACGTTTTCCGCCACGGCGCGTCCCAATCCTTGCCCATGAATTCGAGCCCATACGGTGGGTCGCAAACCACGGCGTCGACGCTGCGATCGGGCAGATCGGCGAGCACGTCGAGCGCGTCCCCGTGGTAGAGGGTGACCGAATCATCCTGGTAGTACGGCACGGTCATGCGGGGTCTCCAAAATCTAGGCACATTTGGTCGAGGCGTTTGGCGCTCATCGTTTCTCCTGTGTGGGTTGTGGTTTCGGCGCGGGCGGGATCGGCATGCGCGGCCGTCCCCAGGCGGATCGGTGGTAGCGGCGGCGATTGCGCCAGGTGACGAGTTCGGCGGCATCCATCGGATCTACCTCTTGCGCGTATATACGTTTGTATGTACAGTGTTGTCATGAGCAGCGCACAGTTCAACGTCAGCACCAAAGTCCTCGCGGGCTACCTCAAGCCCGGCGAGACCGTCGAGATGGAATCCACCAGAACGAACCGCCGCACCGGCAAGGTCATCGGCAATCCGAGCCGGGGCAGCGGAGTATTCGTCGGCGACTACCGCAGCGACGACGGACAGATGTACTTCATGTTCCGCGACGGGGAGGTGAACGGACATCGGCAGAGCCTGTTCGGCTACCCAGTCGCCAACTTCTCCGCATACACGCTCAGCACGTACGGCCCGTTCAAGTTCAACGCCCAGCACATTCACGAAGGGAACTGATCCACCATGAACACCAGCACCAACCGCGAATACCCGAGCTACGCAGGAGATCTCGCCCTCACGCTCGACACGAGCGGCGACACCGCCAAGATCACGGTCGAAGAAAACGGCGAAACCGTCACGGTCGACCTCGACGCCGAGGCCGCCCGCGAACTCGGTACCCGTGTCATCGCCTACAACGGTTCGCCGTCCACCTGGACCATCGAGCCGATGCACATCGGCGATGTCGAGCTGACCGTCGAGGACGGGCAGATCATCCTCGCGCTGCCCGAGGCGACACCGTTCGACCTCGGCGAGTGCGACATCGACCCGTTCGTGCACGACTTCGGGCAGCGCCTGATCGTGTGGGCTGGCGTCGATTTGGCGGTCACTGCCGATGCCTAAGCCGCCGATGTCGCTGCGGTCGTTCCGGTGCCCCGACGCGCTGTGGGACGCCGCGCAGACCAAGGCCAGCGCCGAGGGCCGCGACCTGTCCGAGGTGCTGCGAGACCTGCTGTCCAAGTGGGTCACTCGACCACCTCGTAAGCCGAAACCCTGACGAGGATCTGGAGTGCGGCGTATGCCTGTTGCGGGCATACGCCGTTCCCGCAGATGCGCAATGCATCGTTGCGGCTGATTCCCGGCACCTCAGTGACCCAGCCGGCGGGCCAGCCCATCATCCATTCCGGGAACGCGGCGGCCAGCCGGGGATTGCCGTTCTTGTTCGGCTCGGTCGGCGACGGCGCGGGTCCGGCCACAGCCTCCCAGCGCGCGATCGCGGCGGCGTACTTGCCCCAGCGTCCGTCTCGTGTGGACTTGGCGCACAGGGTTACGAGGTCGTCGCCACCGGATCCGTCACGGCTGGCACGCGCGAAATCAGGACCACGCTCGCCGTCAACCGCGCTGGGCGTCGGCAGCAGATCCCGCACGGTGCCAGGCAGCGTGTTCTGGTGACCGTCGCTGTTGTAGCGGCCCCCGTTGCCGTCCTGCGCGTTCGGCGTCGGCAGCAGCCTCGGCAGGTCAGTGAGGTTCACCTGGCGGTCGCCGCGTTCGAGGGCCTCGCGGCTGCGCGTCCCGCTGTTGCCGTCGCCGTCAGCTGCGTTCGGCGTCGGCAGCAGGTCTCCACTGTCGTACGCCTTGGCGATGCCGCCGAGCAGCAGCTCGTCGCCACGATCACCAGACCGCGATGTTTGGCCACCGGCACCGTTCGCAGCGCTCGGTGTCGGCAGCAGGTCCGCGATGGCTGACATGCACGGCGAATTACGGTTCATGTCGGCGGGCCCGGTGCCCTTGAAATCCCGCGCAACCGGCGTTGGTAGCAGGTCTACAGGTCCATCACCGCGCTCGGCAGCATCAGGTCCCCCGATGATCCGCGCTGGTTCGGGCCTCCCTTCGTGCCGTCCGTCGCGCGCGGTGTGGGCATCAGAACCTGACCTTGCGTCCGATCCGCGTCGCTGCGCTCCCCGCCCAGCGCGTAGCTGATCTCCGTCGTCGACGCGCCACGGCTGGCCCGCGGGGTGGGCAACGATGAAGACTCGCTCACGCTTGTGAGGGGCACCGACTGCGGAAGCGGCAACAGTCGTCCATTGCGCGTCATACCCGAGGTCGGCAAGGTCTCCGAGTACGGCACCGAGTGCCCGGAGAACAGGTCCATCTGCTCCGTCTCCCACAGCTGCCTCTTCGGATTCCATTGCGCGATAGGCCCTTGCACTGAGCAACCCCCTTACGTTCTCGATCACCACGACGCCCGGTCGCAGCTGGTTGATGACTTCGGCGAACAGCGCCCACAGGCCCGAGCGGGTGCCCTCGGCGATGCCGGCGCGACGACCGGCGGCACTTACGTCCTGGCAGGGAAATCCGCCAGCGAGAATGTCGACCGGCTCGACTTCTGACCAGTCGACCGCGGTGATGTCGCCGAGGTTCGGCACACCGGGCCAGCGGTGCGCGAGCACCTTGGACGCGGCCGGGTTCAGCTCGCAATGCCACACCGTGCGGGCGCCGAAGAACTGCTCGACGGCGATGTCGAGGCCGCCAGCGCCGGAGAACAGCGAACCGAGTTTCACACGCCCTCCCGGTCGGCCCGTTCGCGCAGAGAGTCGGCGAGCGTCTGCAACGTCTCGATGACCCACGACTGCGGTTGATCGGTTCGGAGTCGCACGTTGCCGTCCGGGTAGACGAGCACCGTCAGCACGGTCTCGTCGGCGTTGATCACCTCGACCCGGCGGTCGTCGAGGGATCCGGCGCGGCGGCGGGCACGCTGGCCGGTCGCCGCGGGGGTGATGTCGGGGGCCTCGCCGAGCGGTTCGAGGCCATCCTCAGATGCGTTCATAGCAGGGTCATCTCCGTCTGGTCGTCGAACTTGCGGCATCGCGTCACGGGTTCCCGTGAACCCAATGGGCACGTCAGGCAAGATGGTCGTTCTCCTCTTCTGCGCCTTCGAATCCGGGGCACAAACAGATCGTGTAGGTGTTCATGTCGTCCCGGTTGACACCCATGCGGACCCGGCACTGGGAGGCATGAGAAGACCTGGGATGGTCACACAACAGACAGTCGGTCACTGGCGGCCTCTTCTGGGATGTGTGCCCGGTGGTCGGCGAAGGCGTGGTGCCGGCGGATGAATGCCTGCGCTTGTTCGGTAGTGGGGAATTCGGCGGTGATGGGGCAGCCTTTGGTGCGGCTGCATTCCGCGCAGACAACGGTGATCATGGGACCTGCCATCATTGGGCTGCCTCCACAGGGTTAGGGATTCGGTAAACAAACCCGTCGTCGTCGAGCAACACCCAGTTGCCCCTGTAGAGGACGGGAACAGTGATAGGGGACTGGGATTGACGAACAAGCCACCCGTCAGCGAAAGCTTGCGTCCGATAGGACTCCGCCCAACGATGACAGGCACCGCAAGCCCACAGCCCGTTGGACGCCAGATTGGTGTCATCGCGGCGAGATCCGCCAAGACCACGGGGCCTGCGATGGTGTGCAGTGGCGTCTGAGGCGTACTCGTTGCAGCGTTCACACCGCCCTTGGGCGCGGGTCCAGATCAGTTCCTTGGTTTCCGGGGAGAACCCCGTATACCGGCGGCTCATGCGGGGGCACCGTTCTCCATGAGGTCGTCAATGAACTCCCGCAACTGGGCAGGTTTCGCGTTCCTCGCCGTCACCTTGTACTTGCCGTAAAACTGGGCGGCCACCGTCTTCTCATCGAGCGTCAGAGCTGCGCATGCATCTCCCAGCTCGTGGAGCAGAGCGTTGCGTTCAGCCACCGTAGGATCCGGCGGTGCCGGGGCGTCCGGGTCTCCCTTGCACCACAAGTCGAGAGCCGCACCGAACCGCATGCCCGCGTTCCTGAGTGCGTCGCCGATGGCTTCTTTGACGGCGTTGGGGCCTTTCTTCCCGCCGGCGTCGCCGTAGCCGATGCGGGTCACACCGCACAGGGTGAGTCGGATCCACAGCCCGCCATGCTCATCCAGCAGTGGTAGCCCGTTGTCTCCGACGGCGAACGGCTCCCACGTCCACAGTGGGTCCACGTCCAGGAATCGGGCGGTGAGGTAGCCGTGGCCAAGGAAGTCGAGAGTGATGCCGCCCTTGGGAAGTTTCCCGATCTGGTTCGGCGGGAAAGGTTCCCGGAGCTTCGCAAGTCCTTCCACATCAGGTTCGCTCATCGCGCAGCCTTCCTCAGTCGATACTCCGCAGCAGCAGCGGCGGCAGCGGCCATCGCGGCGTCCAACGTTTCCTCATGCCCCCACGCCAAAACCCGCGCACACGTGTTGTCCTCAACAGACCAACGGAAATCACCCGCCACATCGGACGGATTGATCCACGCGTTGCGCCGGTCACCGGGGAGTTCTGCCCGCCACCTACCGGGGCCAACAAAACCGGTGAACCACTCCCACGTGAGGGTCTGGCCTTCGCTACTCATGCTGTCCACCTGTCCGCCAGCCGGTCCAACGATCCGATCACCGCGTCCACACGGGACAACGCCTTGGACACGAGTTCCAAATTCAGTTCCAGCGCTTCACGGTCCAGGAACGGCAACTGCGGCCCCTCCGACAACAGCTCATGCAAAGCACACCTCGCGTCATCAAGTGCGGCTGCGCCGGCTTTCGCGTCATCCCTCGCAGTGATGACCCTCGTATCAGTGATCATTCGTCTTCCTTGTCTTGGTATTTCGAGCAGCGGCAGCGTTCATGCCCAGCAGGGCCGTGATAGTTGGTGGCTTCACAACTGGTGTCCCACACTTGACGGAACCGATCCCACGCATACCTGTGCCAGGACCGGTTGTGCCCACATACACACATCACGACGCCTCCCTCCGCGACCTAGTGCGTTGACGACGCTGCGCAAGGATCGCCGCCTGCCGGCACGAATCAGAGCAGTACTTGGTGTGAACTCGGGAGGTCTCAAAGTCTTCACAGCAGACTCGGCATACGACTGTGAAAATTTTCAGGGCGTCCCGCTTTTCCAGGATCGATCGATGCGACTTCTTCAGGCATGCCGGTGAGCAGTGGTCACTGACGCCGATGAAGTGCCGACCACACGAACGGCACTCACGCGAGTGACGCTTGCGGGATTCTTTTTCTGACTGGCGTCGGCACGCCATCGAGCAGTACACCAGGCGAGTGCGATAGGGCTGGAATCCTTCTCCGCAGCCTTTGCACACCTTCACTAGTGGGACTCGTTCTTCTCGGCGAGCCTGCACCAGTGGTCGGCGTTCACGCTCGGACAGGCCGCCGAAGATGCCGAACTGTTCGTTGTTGTCCAGCGCCCACTGAAGGCATTCGTCCCGGACGTCGCACATACCGCAGATCCGCTTTGCGGGTTTCGCGTTTCCTCCCTTTTCGGGGAAGAACAGCTCGGGATCGACCTGGGAGCACAACGCTTGGTCACGCCACGCGTGCTTGTCCTCAACAGGGGCGAGCATGAATGACAGGTCGATGATGGTCATGCGATAGCTCTTTCCATGCGGGCGATCACTCGCCATTCAGCGCACTGCCGGCGGTCCCAGCCACGACCGGGGAACTTGCGGCGCAACGCGGTTCGACTGCACCCCACCGTCGCCGCGGCGTCCGTGTAGGAGGCGCCGTCGTCGAGCAGGCGGGCCGCCTGGGCCAGGACATGTTCAGGGATGGGGTCGTGGGCTTCGCCGCGGCTGATGCCGTGCCGCACTCTCACCCGTGACACTGTGCGGTCGGAGCATCCGACTTCTTTGGCGATGTCGCCGGTGGTCCAACCGTTCCACGACAACGCCACGATCCGCTCCACCACCCACTCCGGGAGTTTCGCGCCCCGCCTCATGCGACACCCCTGTAGCGGCGGATGAACGAAATCCACTCAATCGACTGCTCACGAGTCCAGCCCTGGCCGCGGAAATGCGCCGAGATCGTGGCCTGCCCAACACCCAAAGTGCGGGCCACCTCGTTCTGCGAAGCACCATCGGCCAGCATCCGCGCCGCTTCCTCCAGGATCTCCGTAGACAGGGCGGGGGGTTTCGGTTTCGCCACACCCGTCTTCGCGCGGGCACGCTGCACGGTGCGGTGGTGGCAGCCCAGCTGTTCGGCGATCTGCTTGGCGGTCCAACCCATGCGGGTCAGCCACGCCACCTTCTCCACCTCAACGGGGGTCAGGACACGGCCGGTCATGCGCCCCACCTCTGCGCCCGGCGGCACTCATTCGAGCAGGTCTGCGCATACGTGCCCATGAACTCGCCGCCGCACTGCGTGCAGATCTTCAGGGACGGTTGTGACCGCAACGCATTCGCGGCGCGTTTCTTGCATTTCTGCGAGCAAAACCTTGCCCTTCGGGTGACCGGCTCGAACACCTCACCGCACTGCAAGCATTCCTTCTCCGTGAACCGTGCCGGTTTCACCGGGGGCAGTTCACCCCTTTTGATGCGGGCACGTTCCTTCTCTGAGAAGCCGCCCCACACGCCGGCCTCGTTGTGTTGCAACGCGAATTCGAGGCATGGTGCTTGGACTGGGCAGGTCCAGCAGATGCGGCGGGCGGCGTCGTTGACGTAGTGGCCGGATTCGTTGAGGAACCAAATGTCGCCGTCCTTGTGGGTGCAGAGCGCCCGTGAACGCCAGTCACTCGTGTGGACTTCTGCCAGTTGGATGAACGGGGAGTTCGCCACCTACACCACCCCCTGGTTGGTGAGGTGCTGCGGGCAGTACACCGATTCTGCGGCGGCGACGAGAAACTCGGCGTGATACGCATACAGATCGGTCTGGTAGTACACCTCTTGCTCAACTTCGCCAGGGGTGTATCCGGCGTTGAGCAGTTGGCAGACAGCTTTGGCGGCGACGATGGCGTCGCGGTCGGTGACTCCGGTGATGCCTTCGGATTCGATGACGGCGATGAACCGGTCGTTGAGGCTGTCCGCTCCTGCCTCTGGTGCGGCGAGGCCGGGGCCGATGATGCCCGCAGCGATCAGCAGCGGCATCGTCCACCAGTAGCGCCAGGACTTCTCGTTGCGCCTCATGCTGCGTCTCCCTCGGTGAGGTAGTCACGCAGCAACCCGACAACGGCGTCGCCGTTCATCTGCTCCCACACCGTGGGTTCGTTCTCCCAATGGTGCGGCGGCAGGAACGGGCGGAACCACGACACACTCTCGGCGTGGATCAACACCAGCTCCGCCAGGTCCTCCAGTTCCTTCAATAGGTCCAGGTCAGCCATGGGGGCGTTGCGGGTGACGGGCAGGTCGGCCCAGGTGGTTTGGTGGTTGTCCCACCATGAGGGTTTAGAATCTCGATCTAGCATCGGAACCTCTCCTTAGTTGTGTGTTTCCGGTGTTAGGGCCGTCGTCCCGCGCAATGGGGCGACGGCCCGCCTATCTCAGAACAAGCCAGCGGGCTCGTCGTTGTTCTCCAGAAGCTTTTTGTCGGCCCGGTAAGCCATCTCGCCTTCAATGGCGCTCCACGACGCCCCGGTCCGGTACACCTCGGAATTACGGATGCCACCACGGGTAGCGCTTCCCAGGATCCGGCCAGTGTCCCCATACCAGGCGGTTACTCGTCCATCGGCTCCGTGCTTCATACGGTCGAACGAAGGCAACTCTTCATCGGGGATAGCGGCGAGGATCGCTTCGATCGCGGCTCGTGCTGTCTTCAGGTTCATTAGTCCTGTGTTCCTATCTACCTCGGGGTGATGCGGTACGTCTCCATCAAGACTTTTGCGATGTAGTGGGAAGACGACGACTCGGCTGCTTTGAAGTGCACCCACGTGTAGCGCGCTTCGGCGATACGCATCGTCAAGTCATCCTCGGACACCTCACGCTGCTGACTCATCGCGGCGAGTTCCTCCGCAGTCGCGGTGTCCAGGAACTCCCCCAACTCCATGAACTCGTCGAGCAGTTCGGCTTCCTCAGCCTCATCGCAGATCTCTTCGGCGAGGAGTTCACATTCCGCGGTGGGGCAGGTGCATTTGGAAGGTCCCGGCGCGGGGGGAGGCGGGGGAACCATGCCCGCGCCGGGACCAATGTCACCCACCGCAGTGGATAACGAGTCTGCCGAAACCCGATGTCCGACAGACGGTTCGTGGACTTCTTCCTCAGCCTCCACAGCCACAAGAACATCCCCGTAATCCAGGCCGATATCCCGACCCAACGCATTGCTCATGGCCTGACGCTCAAGCTTGGCCAGCCACGGATCCACCACAGCACCCACCAAGGCGAGCCCGTCATGAATCACGTTGTTAAACCTGGCATTCAAACGCTCAACAAGATTCACGCTGTTTCCCCTAGTTCTTGTAGCCGGCACCGCAGACGGGCGTTCTCTTCACGCAACGCCTCCAACTCCGCAGCCTCACGCATCTGCCTCGCATCCCACTCCGCCAACGCTTTCCACAACCCAGACGGGCGAACTTCACCCGACAGTTGGCACACACTCCGCTGCTTAGGAGCAGACGACGTCATGCGGACCTCGGCTCATAGCTACGCGACTTCATCCACTCATCAACCTCATTCAGGTCAACACGCGCCTCCCGACCGTTACCGATCGGATATGCCTTCAACCCATCGTTTTTGACGGCCTCCCGTATCAGCACGTCTGATTTCAAGCGGAGGTATGACGCGGCCTCTTTGAACGTGGCCCATCTGGGAGTGCTCATTTCGCATCCTTCGGTTTCGACTGGAACAAAGGCTTCTTCGGCTTCGGGAAATGCTGCACCTTCGGGCGCGGGCGAGAATGAAACGTCATCGCACCTCCCTCATCGCGTTGCGGATGATGGTCAGCTGGTCGATCAGATCCGTGAGTTCATCGGCATCCAGGAGAACATCACCCTCGTGTCGGTATCCATCACCGACGTACAAGTAGGCCAATTCGGATCCGTTGTTTTCCCCGAGTCCTACGGTCACACCACCATGGCCTCTCTTGAGGATCTGGATTGGTTCTGCGTAGAAAGAGAAGCTCATGACGCGGCCGCCAATGCGAGTTGACCGGTCCCACCGAGACGCTTGTGAAGTTCAGCCAACCCCTTCGGCGTGATCCGCACCGTGGGCTCACCATTCACCCACTCACCGCGAGACTCATGCCAAAACGGCTTCGCTACCTTCTCCGCGAGACGACCCGTCTCCAACTGAGTGCGGTACGCCTTCCAACGGCCCTGCCGCTTAAACACCCAACCGATGCTCGACATGTACTGGAACAGGGCGCGTTCCTTGATATTCACCGCCGGGTCACGCGACAACACCTTCGCCGCATCCGACACCGCATAGTCACCCGATGCCTCGGCCAACTCATTCCACGCCGACGCCGGAACCGACAACTCCAACGCCTTCGCCTCAGCCAGTTCGGCGCGGGTCTCCGCCTCAACCACCCACTGCGCAAGAGTCTTGCGATCAGGAAGCGCAATGTTCGTATCGGCGGCGTACCCACCGGTCTTACGGATCGACGGCAACACCTCATGAGTCATCCACCGCTTGAACGGCTTCACCTTCGGTGACCGGCTGATCAACATCAGCGACCAGACGCCAGCCTCGGTGACGGCCACCATGTTCTGGACGCCCCCAAGGGTGTCGACGGCGACCGACACCCTTTCGTCAGAGTCGAGCTGGGCGATCGCGTCGCGGTATGCCTTGATCCCGACCGCCTCACACACATCCTTGGCAACCCAAAGAGGCTGATCGGTGAACACGTGCCGCACGTTGTGGCCCTCGAACGCATTCGAGGTGGGCACGAGCCCTGGTTGTCCGGTGGTCTTGTCGAACACGGTCTGCTGCACCTCAGGTGTGTGATGGGTCAAATGCCAGTGCTCACCACTCGGGCACTGATAGGCGTAGAGACGTTCCTTGCGGTTGCCGCGGCCGGCGAACTTCTGCCGCTGCCACCGATTCGCTTCGGCTTGTGACCGGTACTGCTTCTTCCCTGGAGTCGGGCAGACCCCTCGGTTGATACGATTGAGTTCAGACATTCGAGCTTCTCCTCGTTGTCTCCGCCCTCACCTGCTGCACACAGGTGGGGGCTTTTTATGCAGCGGGGTTTTTCTGCTCTGCTGGCCGCTCCAATACGGAGACGGGAACCTTGAGCGCGACGGCGAGCTTCTTGGTGACGGTGGCGTTCGGCCACCGGTCACCGTTCTCAAGCTGGGAGAGGTAAGGGGCGGAAACTCCGCTTTCGCGGGACAGTTCGGCGGATGACCAACCTGTGCGCTCACGGATGACCCGGAGTTCCTGCCACACCCCGTAGGACTGTTTGACCATGCCGCCAACTGTACTGCGAACAAGTGCAAACCGCAAGAGTTCGCGCGCAGTTCGCGCCAACAATGCTGTGACCTGCAATGTTCGAAAACTACAAGCGCGTAACTGCAAAGAATCAGGGTTGTGCAAGTAGTGGACTTTGCACCTGTTTGCACGCGAACATGTAGGCGTGAACGAGAACAAGGAACACCGCGAAGACTGGCCATTCGGGCCAGAACTCAAGCGGCACAGAGAGCGCGTCGGGCTATCTCAGCGCGAAGCCTCACGGCGCACAACGCCACCAGGCAGCGACAAGCCGGCCGTCAGCGCAGGACGGTGGAAGCAACTGGAAACGGGGTGGCAGATCAACAAAGGGACACTGATCCCAATCGGAACGACCGCATCCACCGTGGCCGCCGCTGCCCGAGCTGTCCAATGGGATGTCAACGAAGCTCTGGCGATAGCCGGATTTCAACAGTCAGATATTCCACCGCCGCTACCCGAGCCGGCGATAGTCCGCTACTCAGACGACGAACTTCTCGCCGAAGTCCGGCGACGACTAAAGGAGGCAAGAGATGTCATGGAAACTGCGCAGACGACGCGAACACCGCGCGAAGCGCGTCAAGACCAGGAGGGCGACCTAGACGCCGCGGCCAGTGACACGACGCAGCCGCGCCAACCTCGGGCCGGCGAAACAGTTGGGGCGGAGATTCGTGATCGCGTCGCCAGGAGCGTCCGGGCACGTCAACGCCGCAAGGACTAGACGTGCCCGGCGCAACGTCCATGTTGTTGGCGGACACTCGTCCATCGCGTTCAGAATCCGCACCAGCAGAGTGTCGAGTTCGTCATCAAACATGGGCTGCACCTACCGAAATCACCAGCACCGGTCACCCCTCGCAACCGGATGCGTAGACGCTAACGGATCATTGCCAAAATCGACACAGGAAGCCCAAACACGGGAATGTCACGATCAGATAACGCCAGTGCGCGAAAGTTAGCCACCAACACAGAAAGACCACTACCAGATGACCACCAATGATCGCCTGTCACCAGGGAAGGTGATGGTCACCGCGCTCGCTGTGCTCGCCGTCGTAGGCATCGTCTCCGCACGCAACAACGACGACGACAGAAGCGCATCACAAACCACCACACCAACCACCACCACTACACGGCCCAACCCGTACCGCACCATCCCCGGCGACGGCACCCACAACATGGGCGGCGCAGACGGATACGACTGGGGCACCTACACCGCCACCATCCCACCCGGCTCCCCCGGCTGCACGTGGGCGGTCGTCAGCGTCTCCGACTACCGCGGCGGCGAAACACTCCGCGAAGGTGAAGCACCATCCGGCACCGTACGCGCGAACATCCAACCCGATGGTGTCGCGTCGTGGACCGGCACAATCAACGGGGATCACCGGATCGTGTTCCGCACGAGCGGCTGCGGAACTTGGACCATGACGGATTGACACCCCGCCAGAACGCAAAAAAGCGCCCTGCCGGGGATGGTGAATCCCTCGGCAGGGCGCATTTACAGTCGGTCGCTTGTTTCTAACGCAAACGTTGATGGGAGTAGTTCGGACAGCCCCTGCATGGCCTCCAGATGCCTCGCCCGGTCCGCATGCGCATAGATCCGCTGCGCATCCACACTCGCATGACCCAAGATCTCCATACGCGTTTGCTCATCCACACCCGCTGCGCGCAGCAATGTCGACGTGGTGTGCCGCGAGTTGTGCGGCGGCAACGACTCCGTGGGACCGATCACCCCAGCAGCGCGGAACACGCCACGCCACACGTCGTAGTCCGAACGGGGATCGATCGGCTTCCCATCCTTGTGCCACACCAAGCCGTGCGGATTGTCGGTGCGGAGTTTCTGCATCGCCACATACAACGGCGGCAACAACGGCACCTCACGCCAACCAGCGTCCGTCTTCGGCCGGGTGAACAACAACGACCCCTCACATTCCTGATACTCGAAATGCGCCGGCAGGTCCCACCGGGACTGCGGGCATGCCCATGCCCGTGTCTTCCCGCAAGGCCAGTACGGGGGTTTCTTGGGCATACGGTCGGGCCGGGACAGCGGTGACGGTTCAGGCAGAGGATCCCCACAGCCGTGGACGCGGGTTTCCGATTGCAACTGCCAAGCGATGGTGATCCATCCCTGAGCGGGGTTGTCGACGTAGGGCCAGCGCAGACCGAGGAGTTCCCCACGGCGGGCGCCCGTCAAGAAACCGGCGGCGATCCGCACCGCATCCGGTTCGTCGCACACCTGGAACGCGGTGTGGATGATGTGCTGCGCCACGTCCGCCGGGAAGCCGTTGCGTTTCTTCTTCCGGTACTCAGGCTTGTCGACCAAGGCGGCCACATTCCTGGTCGCCACACCCTCCGCTACCGCATCGTCCAGGGCTTTCTGGACGATGACATGGACCAGCTCGGCAGTGCGGGAGGCCCCGATCTCGGAGTGCAGGTCCCGCACATGCTGCGGGGTGAGTTTGTCGATGCGTTTCGCGCCGAGGATCGGGTTGATGTGGTTGTGGATGGCGGCCCGGTAGTCGTTGAGGACGCCGGGGCGGACTTTACGTTTGGCGTGGATGTTGTCGATCCAGTGCAGCATCCACTTCTCCACAGTTGTGGATGAGGTGGTGGCGATGCGGCCCTCTTCGACGTCGCGGCGGAGTTGTTTGAGTTTGGCCATGGCGGTGTTGCGGTCAACGGAGGACACCCATTTGTAGCGGCGGTTGCCGTTGCGGTCGGGGGGTAGTTCTACTCGTCCCATCCATTTGCCGTCGGCGCGTTGGAAGAACGCTCCGTCTCCGCGGGTTCTGCGTTTCTTAGTTGCCATCGTTTCCCTCCCGGGGGTCACCCTACGGTTCACCCTACGGTGCTGCGCAGCATTACGCAGAATTGCGCAGTATCGGGTGTCTACCTGCGGGTTTGACAACGTTTCTCCTGGTATGCAACCTATCATCCGCTGACTCTTAATCAGCGGGTCGGGGGTTCGAAACCCTCACGGCGCACAGGTCAGAGGCCATAAGCCTCGGAGGGGATCACCCTAAAGGTAACCCTACGTCGGCGGGCTGAGGCGTTGGCGGTGGTTGCTCGTGCTGATCGGCAGCATGCGTGGGTGATGGCTTGGGGGGATCCGCGTGGGGTGTTCGTGGGAGTACAAGCCAGCGGACGTGTGAATGGGGTGTCTGATTACCCCTATCAATCGTCGCGAAAGTGATACGATTAAGGTATGGGTTTCAACACCGCCATCACCATCTGCAACGACAACCTTCGTGACTATGAGAAGAACCCAGAGCGCTTCTTTCGCCTTCTCAAAGAGGGCATCTATGACGGGCATGTCGAACCAGTAACAGGACTGTGGGGCATCACCGTCCACACTCCTGAGCATGCCGATGCAACTCAGTTGATAGCCGCCGGTCAGAATTTTTCGACCCGCGTCTACACGGGCTGGTATACGGGTTCTCACCACACCGAAGAAGGTCAGGTCGCGCTGCTGCGGCAGTGGGCCGATTCTCTTGGATACCGCATCAGCAAGAAACCTGCCGATTGATGGCGCGTGCTCGTGGTGTGGTGCCGGAGCCGAACCGCAGTCGTCTCATGAAGGCAGCTCGTGCGTCTGCGCGATCGGACGAGAAGCTCCGCCAGGAAGTGATCGAGGCGTCGGCTGCTGGTGGTTCTGTTCGTGAGATAGCCGTACTCACCGGGAAATCAACCAACACAATCCAACGATGGCTCAAGGAGCAATGAACATGGACGCTGAACTGTCCAAGATGCTGGAAGACGCCGACCTGAAAATGGTCTACCGACGCCCTCTGCGTTGTGAAGCATGCGGAAAGTTCTGCACCCACCTCAATGAGGTGTGGCGCAACCCGTACCAGAACGGTATCGACCACTCCGAATGCGACACCTGCTACTCGCGAAGGATGGGGGCATGACTGCGGCGACTGACCGGTACAAAGCTGAACGCGACCCGGATCACTCCACCATCGGTGACTCACTCACTCAGTACTCGATCGCGGGTGAGGCATTCACGGCTGGTGCGCAGTATGCGTTGGATCGCATCGTGGCGACCATCGACCGGGTTCTCATGGACCCGAACACATCCGAGTATCTGACCGACCGTGCCGCGGATATCCTCCGGGGTATTCACGCGGGAGAGCTGTCCTGACGTGTGTGGTGGAACACATCGACTGATACGCGAAAAGAGGGCCGCCCCGCTTGCACTGGAGAGTTGTGCAAGCGGGGCGGCCACGTAACCTCTCCTGAAGTTCGATGCTTCACGAGGCGTGGATTAAGCCAGGACGTGAATTAACAGCGCGACGATCATCCCCGCGACGACCGCCAGCCACACCGACCGCCACAACTCCAACTGCGGATCACTCATCGTCTGATTCGTCCCAGTAACGATTCACCAAACCATCTGTGACATACCCCGGCTGCCCTACCGGTGTGATCACCGTCGTCGCGCCCAAGTCCATTCGGTCGCCGGCGATCCGTTCCAAGCCGGCGACCACAACGTAGTGCGCGACCTGCCAGCCGTCGCCCTGCGCATCCAAACTCTCTTGGATCGCAGCCCGGACAGGATCGGCCGGCCTCACGACAGCACCCACGCTTTGAGCGCGTCCCACAGGAACCCTACCGTCACTCCGTGGTCTAGAAACGTGCACACTCGAACGTTCACCGATCACACCCCTCTCACGGCGCTCATGCGTTCCGGCTCGATGGACAGTCGTGAATGCGCCCCGCAGTTGGTGCAGCGGCGCATCGTGTACGTCAACACGTTCGCCACGTACCGCCGCGGGATCACCACAGTTTCACCAGCGCACCGGTTACACACCATCAACCTGTCCTCGCCGTCAACGAACAGTGCGGGATGGTTTTTGATGTGCGGACGCAGGAAGTCGTACAACCCCTGCGTGGCTACCACATCGCCAGCGCAGTAAGACACCAAGCGTTCCCGATCCTCAACGCTCTTCCCCGTCACGGCGCGTTCCATCGCGCCCCGGTCGTAGCGGTCAGTTTTGGCGGGCAGGCCAACGATCTGACAGAACGCGTCCAAACCTTTGAATGGGGCACCGGATTTGAACTCGCGGCGCAGCACCTTCAACGTGTCAACGGTTTTGAACGGAGGCAGCGGAGGTAACCCGGCCTCCAAATGCAGATCACCCTTCAGCCACGGCACGTCAGCTTCGTCGATGTAGTGGCCGACGACTATATCCGCTTGGGATAGCAGGTTGTGGACGCGCCGCAGGAACCGTTTGCGTCCACCTTTGTCCCATTCGGCGAGCTGGATAACCTCGGGCTGGTCATACCACTTGGCGCACACAATCGTGGTGCGCGGCATGCGGGTCACCGTCTCGTACTGCACGTACCGGTTCTTCAGGTCTCCCCTGCCCCACCAGTATTGTTCGGTGATTCCGGGGAGCCGTTCAACGTCGAGGATCAGGATTTTGTTGCGCACACCTTCGGCGATGCGCACCTGGCGCAGGTCGCTAGTCAGCGACATGATGGTTCCTCGCGTGGTGCCGCCACGCTTGCGCGTTCATGTCTGGCATACCGTGTTTGACGAGGACCCGCAGTATGTCGGTGAACCTGACGTCGCCGCGTTTCGCGGACTCCAACGAGGATTTGATCTCTGCGCGTTCCTGCTTCGACCGGGCACCAACCCAATCACATGCGGGGCAGGTGCGGGGCTCCAAACCTGCAAGATCGGCCAAGAGTGACATTCGGTGTTCCCTTTCCTGGTGTTTCACCGGTCGCGTCGCTTGTCGCCTTCGATGCGTTCGAGGCGTTCGGTTCGCAGTTCCTCCCTCAACCCTCCGATGTCCCGTTGAATCTGTTTGAATCCGTCCCGCACCAGATCGCGTATCTCGTCGAGGTCGTCGCGCATGTTGGTGTCATGGGTGTTGACGGTCTGCTCGTGAATCTCATCGGTTTTCGCGTCGATCTGTCGGGCACGTTCCCGGCCCTTACGTTGCCCTCGAACAGTGAGGACACCGACAATTCCCGTTCCGATCGCTGCGATCGTGGAAGGTAAACCGATGATGAGCAGTCCTATCAGGTCGATACCATCGTCGGGCTGGTACGCGGCGTCCATTGCTTCGCGCACCGATTCCCACATCATGCGGCAGTGACCGCTCTAGTCGCAGAAGCCGTTCCGGGGTTGCCGCGGCGTTCCGCGCCGATAGACATCAGCAGTGACACCACTGCGGCGCCGCCGGACACTGACAGTACTGACACCCAATCGGTGGCGAGTAGGTCAACCGCGCCCGCGCCGAGTGTGGCGATCGCGGTTTGGGCGAATGTGCGGGCCGCGCGTTCGGCGGCGTCGATCCAAAACGAACGTGTCAACATCAGGTGGTCCTCCCGTTATGTGCGTAGGTAGTCGATGGCGGGCTGGACGTTGTAGTCCACGTGCGGGCCGGTGCGTTTCGCGAAGAACATGCCGGCGTCCAACAGTGCCTTGGTGATCGCGATCGTCTCCGGTAGCGGTGCCTGCACAAGTTCGACCACTTGGGCGAGTAGCGAATCGGGTCCGGTGAACAGGTCCAGGTCGCGCACGATCTGCCATATGGCGTTGCGGACCTCTTGTGTGTCACCGGGTTCGGTGCAGGCGTACAGGTCGCCTTGGTGTGCGTAGTCGCGCCACCACGGCGGGGTGTCACGCATGCCGTTCGATGAGACGCCTTGGGTGTTGGATGGTGCCATTGGGGAGCCGCCGTGATCGGCCCACACGTGACCGAGTTCGCGGTTCGGGTTGCCCCACGTCACGGCTTTCTCGATGTGCGGTTTCATCCAATGCAGGGAGCCGTCTTCGGGTGCGATATGGTTCATCCACAGTTCGGAAACCACTACCGCGCCTTGGGAGTAGCCTGCTAGCGCGGCGCCGTGGGTTTCGATGCGTTCACGCCACCGGTTAGCTTGGTTGTGGGTTTCGGTGATGGCGGCGGCAATGGATTTGCCCATCGGGAATGCTGCTGCTGGGTAGCCGATGGGTTGCCACAGGTATTTGTCTTCGACGGCGCGGGCGGTGTCGGCGTCGGGGCCGATCCACCAGGGAACACCGGTGCCGCACACGGTGATCAGCACGGGCCGGGTATCCACGACGGGGCGCAGCAGGTAGCCCATGACGTACTTGGTTTCGGCCCCTACAATCCCCGGGATGTACAGGCCGGACGCGAGCTGCCCAGCCGTGTTGTACCGGGCCTGCATTTCGGCGACTGCGGCGGTCATCTGCTCGTCGTAGAGCGGGGTGTCGGCCAAATCGCCCGCGTAGGAGGCGAACTTGCGCCGCATGAACGCTTTGATCTTGCGGATTTCCTCGGAGCTGTCACCGAGCCCGAGGCCAACGTACTGCCCGTCGATGCGCATCAGGATTTGTCCTTGACGTCGTAGAAGCCGTCGATTCCGAGTTTCTCGCCGATCACAGCGACAGCATCAACGAGCGTGCGACCACCCAACTGGGGCCACTCGATGCGCAGCTGATCCCACGTCTCCTTCGCATAGTCCGGAGGGACAATCGGACCGGGCTGCGGCTCCATCGCTGGATGCTCACCAGGGAACACGAACCCCTCCATGTCCTTGCGCACCTCAGCGCGGAACCACGACATGTCAAGGTTTCCTGGATCCCACTTCCCTTGAGCGGCACCGGCGTACTCCTTGTGCCCGATGACGCGGGTGGCGGGAAGGCCCAGCTTCAACGCGAGGGCGGCGCAGGTGTCACGCATGGAGATGATCTGCGCATCCGGCCACCGCTCGGCGGGGTCGTACTTGCCGTTGGTGATTGTGGGCCAGGCGCATTCGATGCCGATCATGTGCGCATTGGCGTTGTTTGTCGGCAGCCACGGATATGATCCCTGGCCGGCGTGCCAGCACACCCCGACAGCCACGATTGTGACGGTTCCGTCAGGTGCGATGTGAATGTTGGCGAGTGGGCCTGCGAGGTCGGGGCGGCCGTTGCGGATCGACTGCGCTGATTCACGGGAGTTTCCGGTGTGGTGCACCATGACACCTCGGATGTCCTTGAAGTCGCCGTGGCCGGAGTTCTGCCATCCGGGCAGGGTTTTCAACCGGTCACCGAGAGCAGGGCGCAGGACTTCTTCGAGCCAGACGGGGTCACCAGTCCATGCCACGGGGGTCTCCTTCGGGGGTGTGGGTGGTTGAGATCCGAGCGCCCGACGCAGCACCGACCACGCCTCATCCCACTTCTCGGCGTACCGGTCAGGAAAGGCGGACTGCTGCACCCGCTGTGCGAACTCGCCAGCGAGGCGCGGGTTGTCCTTGGCGCGTCCGTAGTCGTCGGCGAGGCGTGTGAGGAAAGTGTTCGCCGCCTGCGACAGGGTCATCATGTTCTCGGGTGTCCCCCACCACGGTTCGCCGTTCGGCCCGGGCTGCTGTTGGAAGTAGCCCGAGGATCGGTTGTCGTCGCTCTTCGAATCGTGGGGGTAGTTCTTCGTGGCGGGCACGCGGTCGTTGGCGGGGCACCACCACTTGCGGTTATCGCCGGTGCCGGTGCCGACCTCGGTGGAGATCGTCATCAGGGCGATGACGGTGGCGAGTTCATCGAGGCCACGGGCTAGGGAGACGGCGTGGACTTCGCGGGCGACTTGTTCGCGGGTGCGTAGTGGGCCTTCGGGGCGGAACCAGGTGAAGCTCACCGTTTGCTCCCGAGGATTCCGCCGAGGACGGGGATGGAGCGCAGCGCGCCGTCGATGATGTCCACGACTTGCGCTGGAAGGTTGGTCAGGTCGGGGAGTTTCGCGACGATCTGGTCGTCCAAGTTGGACAGGTCGGGCAGGTTCTCGGTGATCCTGTCGGCGATGCGGTCGGCGATCCTGTCGGCGAGCGGTCCGAGCAGTTTGAGCAGGATGATTCCGAGACGGTCCATGTCCGGGGTTCCTTTCGGGCATAGAAAAACCCCGCGCACCCAAGTGGGTGGCGGGGCTTTTTCTGGGGTGGGTTTAGAAGTAGAACAGGGTGTCGCGTTCGATGAAGAAGTCGATGGCGGGGTTGCCTGTGGCGAACATCCAGGACAGGACACTGGTGAGTGCGATGCCTCCGAGGAGTCCGGTTCCGAGAGCCCCGGCTATGCGTTTCACAGTGCACCTGCTTGGCAGGGGCTTGGTCACGGCAGCCTCCTGACCTTGACGCGGGACGTGTCGATCAGGTGCCTGCGACCTTGGTCGTCAGCGACAGTCAGGACGGTTCCTGTGGTGAAGAGGACTGTTGCGTTCCAGCCGGCGGGGCCGCGGGATTGAACGTGGATCTTCATGGCGGGTCACCAGGTGTCGGTGGTTTCGACGTGGTGGCGGCCGCCGCCGCAGCGGGCCTCGCAGCCGTACACGGTCTTCAGCTTGCCGTTCTTGAGGACCTTCTTGATAGAGCCGTCCGGGTTCTTCACCGGGACCCACTTCGCACCCTGCCCGCCTGATCCGGTAGCGCAGGCGTGCTTGTAGATCTGCCCGTGGCCGGTGCCGTGATTCGCGCAGTGGGCGGGTGCGGCATCAGCGACTGCGGGTATTCCGAGGGCGAGTGCGGCGATTGCGAAGACAGTCGCGGTGGTGGTGCGTAGCATTGGTGGGCCTCCTGTTGGGGGTGGGCCGCCTGGCGGGGTTGGTTTCTCAGGCCTTTCGCCCCGCTGGGCGGTGTCTCAAGTTGATGGGACCACTGTATAGCCGCTACACACTGTCTGTCAACTGCGTATAACGTGCTACTATTTCCCGTATGACCCTCGCTGATCGACTAGCACAGAACCGTGTCAAGCGGCAGAAGGTTGCAGCCGAGATGGGCGAGCTGACCAGTGAAATGTTCGACCTCGTGAAGGCCGCGTACGCGGACGGTATGCCCGCCCCGGAGATCGCCAGACAAGCGGGCATCACCAGAGGTCGGGTGTACCAGATCATTCGCGGCGAGTAGGGGTCACTCCCACTCGATCAGGACGTATCCGTCACCGCCCGCTCCGCCGTAGCGACGAGCATTAGTCCTATGACCGCCACTTCCGCCACCGCCTCCGCCGTATTTACCTCCGTTACCGCCGTGACCGGTGGTTGTGGACCCGCTGTTGTTGCCACCGCCACCGCCTCCTCCAGCGCCTGGGTTACCGCCGGTTTGGTCGGCGGCGCTGGACCCGTTGGCCCCGGCACCGCCCCGCTCCCCTCCGGTACCGACCGCGGAGTTACCTCCTCTGCCCCCGGGAGTCTGGCTATTGGAGTCCGAAACCCGGCCGCCTCCGCCGCCGCCCGCACCTGCACCGCTCGGGTTATCTCCGCCATCTTCCGCAGAGCCTGACGACGCGGCCCCCTTACCCCCGGGCGCGCCGGGGATAACGACGGCCCCGGCAACCCCGGAGACGACGCTCGTCAGGCTTCCAGCGCCCCCGGACACCTGCGTACTGCTACCGGACAGCGCGATCGCGCCGCGCGCCCCTCCTCCTGCGATCAGCGACACAGATCCGGACAAGAACGAGGACGATCCCCCGTCGGTGCCGCCAAATCCTGTCGAGCCTCCACCGGTATACGCCCCGCCGAGTCCTAAGACGACGCTGTAGGAGGAGCCCATAGCCTCGCGGGGTACCCACACGCGGGGAATCTTTGCCCCACCCGCTCCGCCGCCGCCGCCGCGGCGGTAGGTATCATCGAAACTCTGGTAGCCCGCACCGCCCCCGCCTCCGCCACCGACCAGGGTCACCCAGCAGCCCGAAGCGCCCTCGGGCACCGGCTCATCGATCAGATCCTCGTAGCCAGGGTCTTCGCTGGAGATCGTGAACGGTTCGAACGACGGCCACACCTTGTCAAAGCTGGTCCCGTTCCACGTGTACAACTCAGGGTTGACGAACGCCGACCCGTTCCACACTTTGAACGCGGTGGGGTCAACGAACGCCGTGCCGTTCCATACCTTCATGGCGTCACCACGTACAGCACGCCAGCTGTGCCGGTACCAGGAAGGGTGGTGCCCATCCACATCCCGGACGCGCTGCCGGATTTCTGCACCGACGAATCCGCTTTACCCAGTGAGGTTTGCACATCCGAAGCCAGCTTCGATTTCGCAATCGCCGCGCCGGTATTGATCTTCGCGTTGGTGATCGCACCGTCCTGAATCTTGGTCAGGGTCACCGAGTTGTCCAAGGGTGTCCGCTGGTCCGACAGGCGCGAATCATTACCAACACACACCGTGGAACCACTACTACCCACGGGGATGCGATTAATGCTCAGCGTGCCCGACACCACATCGGAAGCATCCACCTGAACATCCAACTCGTTGGTCGCGTAGTAGTCGACGATCTCGTGGATCTTGTTGTCCAACTCCGGCTGCAAAGCCTCCAGGGCTGCATCGTTATCCGCCGCGCCAGCAATAGCCGCGCCAGTAGAGGTGACATCGGTAACATCGGCCAAAACGTGGTCGTGGGCGAGGTCGGCCTTATCGTCCAGCCCCTCATGCGCCCCTTCGATACCGTCCTCGATGTGGTTGAGACGGTCCGCCGACAACGGGGTGTTCGTTGAGGGAACGTTCTCCCACGACTGCTTCGAATAAGCCATACCAAACCCCCTCCTAGGGTTGCGCCCGCAAACCCCTCGGCACCAGGCACGAATAACCGTCACCCGGAAGCACCGCGAGGGCGGTGTTGATCATTTCGGTGATCGCCGAAGACCGATCCAACACGGTCGCCGGGGGCCGCCCCTCGGCGGTGACCTCCCACCCGCCGGCCACGCGGGCGGCCTGCACAATCAACGTGCCGTCACGGTCAAACAAGCCCATCATGTCGTTGCCGAACGCGACGATCTGATGATCAGTTTTGATGTTCAAAACAGTTCCCCTATCCAGGATTTCAGGCGACTATGCGGGGCGTCACGGAGATGCTCGCCCCCGTACCGGACACCTCCACGTCACCGTCGTCGAAAGCTTCCGAACCGACGAACGTGCCCGACGAGCTGGCCGACCAGATGCCGCCCTCCACGTAGGTGCCTGCCGCCACGAAGATTTCAACCTCGTCGCCGGTGTTGGTGCCCGTGGAGCCCGACGTCCACGACGTCTGCTCCCGCGCATATCCACCACCCGTGGCTTCATTCGCACCTGTGGTGCCAGCAGCTCCGGTATGCACACTGATCCAGTCGCCGAGACCGGCGATGGCGTCCGACGCTGCCTTGTGAGTTGCATTGGGAATGCCCATGATTGTTTCCTTTCGGGTTATGCGGGATTGAGCGGGACCGCCATGGCGGCCCATGTGCCCGACGAGCTTGTCGCCGTGAAGTTCGTGGCCGTCGTCGCGTCGCTGATGGTCAGGATCGGGAACAGGCCCGAACCCGAGAATCGGTTCGTTCCGCCAGAGGGCGTAAACGTCCGGTTCCCAATGTTGGCGAACGAAACGACTACCCGGCCACCGTCTCCAGGCGCGGACGCCGACAGGCTCGCCGAACCACTGTTTCCGTATGACTTCTGCACAGTGCCGGTGGTGGTCGCGTTCAGATACGAGGCCGCGACAGCGCCCACCCACCCGAAGCCGGTGGGCTTGTTGACCGTCACCTGCTTGGACCCGCCAGCAACACCATGAATGACGTACAAGTGTTGGGAACCACTGCCAGCGTTATTGTTTAGAGCCTGGCTGCCGATAAGCGTCATCGCTGATCCGTCGTAGGTGACAGAAGCGATCGTGTCGCTGCCCTGTACGACCAGTGACACCAGTACCGACGCTCCGGCGGTGGCCGTGTGGTTGAACGAGAACGTCGACGTCGTTTGCTGGGACATGGTTACCGCGTCGAACGCCACCGGGTCAACACCGTCATTACCCTCTGCGTCCATACCGATTCCCGGGGTCAACGTCAGCTCGAACTCGCGGTAATACCGCTCCGCGCCGGACATTCCAACCTGCGGGGACAGTTCGATCCCGAAGCCCTTCGTGAACCCGAGTGCGGTACCCATGCCGACCTGCGGGTCCAGTTCGATACCGAACGACCGCGCAAACTTCGGCGCGGCCTCGAACCCCAGGCTCGGCGTGAACGACAACCCGAAACCGGGGGTCTGCGCGCGCGGCGTCGGGAACAGCGACACCGACGGATACAAATCCTCGGACGGAAACACCGGCTCGAACGCCGCCGGACCACGCATCGCGATATAAGGCGCGAACACCAGACCGAACGACGCCTTGCTGTGGCTGGCCGCCCCCATCCCCAGCGAAACCGGCACCGACAAACCGAAACTCGCACGGTTGTGCGCCACGGCGGACATGCCGATCTCGGGGGTGAGGGTGACGCCGAACTCTTGTTTCGGCCCGCCGTAGCGGAATCCCACCTCCGGGGTGATGGTGACGCCGAATGAGACGTGGGACTCAGCCCACCAGCCAACAGCCACGCTTATCCCCCAATCTGCAAGTTCACCGCCATGCCAGCCCACCTGTTCGGCTGCGCCGATGTAGCGCTCACCGTCCCCGTCCTCGTGGTTGTGTTGACACACAGGGGCGGGGCGATCCCCGACTGCTCCGCGCGCAAGCGGGCCCCCAGAATCGTTGTCAGCTTGTGCGACGACACCCCCCCGGCCCCGGCCGAGAACGCCTGCAGCGTCACCCCGCTCGGTACCGTCACCGACTGGCTGTGCGCGGTGCCGTTGCCGTGCGCGAACGTGGGGGTTCCCACGGACACAACATCGTTGAATGAAATGGCATACGCACTCACCCAGCCCGGGCCGGTGGCCTTCATCTGGCGAGCAACGCCGGAGCCTGCGTTCTCCATGCGGAAAATCGCCAGGCCCCCATTCGCCGGATCGCCATTGTGCGAAACGGACCCGAGAAGTACACCGCCGGCGCCGCCATACGTGGCCGACGGGGCTGAGCCCGCGCGGTCCCACGCCACCACCGCGAACACCGTGGCCCCCTCGGAGGCCTTGAAGTTCACAGTGGCGCTACCGACACCAGCCCCAGCCCCCGACACGGCATCAAACCCAACATCCACCGGCTCCGGCGGCACCGGCCAGTTCTGGTCATTCGTAATCGTTCCGGGATACAGATACTCCGCCACCCGCACCCAAATTCGCGTATAGCCCGCGGCCGGGGGGTTGGAGGTATTCGAGTTCTCGTGCAGCGTGAATGTCGCACCCGAGTCCCGCTCAAAGAAAATCGTGGACGACCAGCCACCCGAAAAAAGTCCCGGATGCCCGAACCACGTTCCGAACGACTCTATCCCGTACCCGTAGTAATACTCGGAAGGAATGTAGAACCCGTTCGCGTACGGGTCCCACCCCGTGGGATGCTTCCAGAACGTTGACAGCCACGCGTCATACGACTCGGGCGACAGGCCCATCGCGTTGTCCCGCAACGCCTCCGCAAACTTCGTGTAGTCGTTGATGTTCGTCGCCAGCGCCCCGGCAGCGTCGAGGAAGTTCGGGTTGAACGTGTCAGCGATCGACGCTGGGGGTGGAACTGGACCGATCGGCGGCCATGACGTTTCCGTAAGCCCAAGAGGGTCTATGATGTCTTCTTTGAAGATTTGCTTGATCGGCCGATGGGCCGGGTCAACAATCTCTAGAACCATCCCGATCAGCGCAAAGTTGGAGTTCGTATACAGGTAGTCGGTGCCGGGATAGAAATTTGACGGCCCTTTCATAGAGCCCAGGAAGTCCTTCGCGCCCGTCCATGGCCACGTCGGAAACAGCGTGATCCAGAGCGCGTTGATACCCGCCGTATACTCCGCGATCCCAGACCGCATGGACAGCATGTGCCCCATCGTGATCGCGGTACCGTTCGGAATCCCCGGAACGTACTGCTCCAGAGTGTCATCCAGCGTGATCAACCCTTTGTCGACGGCCTGGAAAAACGCAATCGCGGTGAACATCTTCGTGGAGGAACCCATGCGGAAGTGGTCATCCAACGTCAACGGGCGAACCGTGCCGCCCACGGTGGTGCCATACGCCTTCGCATAGTTCCCGCGAGGACCGGTGATCTGCAACATCACCCCCGGCTGGCCGGTCTCCGCGCGGGACTCCTCCACAATCAAATCCACCATCGCCTGGTCCTCCGGCGACAACAAATCACCCGCAGTGTGCGCGGGAGTGGTGAACTCGTAGGTATCCGACGGGTCCGACAACCAGCCAGCGTTGTCCACCGTCTTCACATAGAACTCGTACGTGGTGTTCGACTTCAAACCGTTTGTCCCATACGGCGGCAACACCGGGTCGGGATTCAACTGAACGAAATCGCCCGAAGCGTCCTTCTCTTTCGCGTAAACAAAATACCCTTTGATTGTCATACGTCTGTTGCTCCAGACCACGTAATCGTGATAGTGCTGAAAGTTGAATCGACCAGCTCCACCAACGTGGGGGGCGTCGGGGGCGTCAAATCCGGGTCAGGGTCAGGCAGCGGGTCGGGCCGGAAGAACACCCAGCCGCCACCAGGAGCGCCATTGCCGCCGGACTGAAAGGCCGCCAACGAGCCCTTGCCGCCGTTACCGGCACCACCAGCCGGCGCACCGTGGCCGCCCATGACCTTCTGGTCAACGCCGCCCACATAGTCCTGCTCGTTGAACGTGAACGTGCCCGGGCCTCGGCCAACAGGTTTCGACAAAAACCCTTCAGTGGTGCCCGCCGAGCCGCCCTCGGCGACAATGGAATACGTGTCGCCACCGGGCGTGGAGATAGACAACGTGGTGTTACCGCCGGCTGCGCCGTCACCAGGACCGCCCACGCCGCCAGCGCCCGGGTCGAGGGTGATGATGGCGTTGTCGCCGAAATGCTCACCGCGCACCCATGTGGTGGCGTTGAACTTCCCGGGCTGACCGGCCTGACCGTTGATACCCAATGCCCAGCCTTGTGCACCACCACCACCAGCGCCCACCGCAACCGGGTCGATGTAGTTCACCCAGTTCGGAACCGGGAACACCGTGGCCGCGGTGCCAAGGTAGACCTTCAACGGATCGTGATGGTCGCCGCCGGAACCTGTATCCACGGCGATGCTCACCCACGGCACATCGCCCGAGCGGGTCACCGACGCCTTCGCAATCGACGACGGCGGGCTATCCGGCGACGTGTTGTTTCTGGTGGCCGCCAGCGACACAATCTGCGACGTCGGATGATTCGGCAAGTCCGCCACGCGGCCACGCACATAATGCGTACCGCCCACCGGGACAAGCTCATAGGCGTACGCCTCAGACGCCACCACGGGAACCGGGTCATCCAGCTCGTAGGAGATGAACTCCCCGGGGGCGGCCGTGCCGCCCAAAAGCCCCACGATGTTCGGGGAATGGTGCACCAGCGTCCAGTCGCCCGACGCCAAGTCGACCTTCCAGATGTTGACGTAGAACTCGGTGATCCCTGAAAGGCCGTAGCCGATCCACGACACCACGCCAAGCGGCATCGACTCTTCGATCAGGTCAACACCGATGAGCGAATTGCTCTGCGTGGCCTCCAGCCACGTCGTGACGTTCGACAGCGGGAAGTTGGACCGCTCCGACGGCAACAAACCACTATCGACGGGCTTGTTGGTCCTGATGCCAAGGATGTCCCACGAGAACAACCCCAAGCTGGCGCGCGAGGCGATCTCCTGCAACACATTGAACAGGTCGGCGATGCCAGCACCAATACCCGGAAGTCCTACCAGGCCACCGACAATGCTGTTGACGATGTTCTCGATGGTTTCCCGCAGATTCTCCGGGCCAAGCATGCCCGCGATTGACTCCGGGGAGATGTTGCGCAAAGCGTCGAACAAATCCTCCAGCGTGTTCTCAACGGTCTGCACGCCGCCGCGGATCGCCGACACCACCGTGTCAATCGTCAACTGCACCCGCGCCAACAAGGTTTGCAGAATCTCCGGAAGACCCTCGACCCACGACTGCTGAATAACGCCGGTCTGCTTGACCTCGGCGTCATCCCACCAGAACGTGCCCGCAGTGGCGTCTTCGGTCACCACGAACCGGGTCTGCACACCAGTCACCCCAGCGGGCACCCGATACTCCCCCGACAGCTCCTTACCGGGCCACGCCAAGTTCGCGTCCTGGGGGGCGTACGCGTTCAAATCCACAGGGGGCTGTGCAACACCGTCGATGTACGGCACCAGCTGCAACCGAATCGGCGCGCCCGTGCCCACATACCCCTCATGCGACACAAACACCCGGGCAGTGACCGTCTGGCCTTCGCCCACCGCGAAGAAATCGCCAACATTCTGCCCCGACCGCAGCGCCTTCAACGTGCCATCGGCAATGACCTTCGCCGCACCCGAACCATCACCGCTGCGAGAATGCGACGGGTCCACAACCCAATCCGCGTTATCCCCCACCGACCCCTCAGGAAACTTCGGGGCAGGAAGAATGTTCGGCGATTGGTTTGAGATACCGCCGATCGGCAGAATCGTCAACAAACTGGGCAGCAGGTTCCGCAGCGGCGCAAGGATGATGTTCACCAACTGCACCGCAGCTTGAATCGGATTGAAACTCGGATCGTTGAAGTCGATTGATTGGAAGAAGTTGCGGATGTTACCGAAGAACTGCGTCAGCTCCTCAATCCCACCACCCACAAGGCCGGTGATCGCCTCGATAATGTCCCCGAGAATCGGGATGTTCAAAGCCCAATCACGCAACTGGTCGAACGACGCCTCACCAGGGATGAACACCCCAGCGACCGCGCGCACCACCCACGCCAAAAACTGCTCGATGAACTGCTCACCAATCTCAAGCAGCTGCTGAACAGTGAACGGACGCTGCCACTGCAACGCCGACTGCTCCGGGTGAATACCCGGCTCAGACGGCACCGCATGCGCCCACTCCGGCAACGGATCAAACGATGACGTCATGACAGCGGCCAAACCTCAACCGAAAACATCGACGTAGAGGCAGAAGTCGTGTACGTCACCGACCCCGCCTGACGTTCACACCGGAAATAGATCGTCGCCGGTGTACCGGCCGCCACACGGTCAAACCCATCCGATGAGCCCGCCGCAGGTCCCGAAACAAGCGTCAGCCGCTCCGATTGCGCCACACCGGGGCACCGGCCGATCACGTTGCCGCCGGTCTCACCGTTCAACCGGGCCACCAAATCAACCCGAACATCCGCACCCTCACCGGTGACCACCGTGTACCCCTGCACACGCGGCCGCCAATCAAACGGCTGCGCCGGGATCGACACCTGAGCCAAAGTCGAGTTCGCGTTACCCGATGCAGTGTTGTTGATCGACGCCGGAACATACCGGTCCCCCACACGCTGCGCCGCCAACACAAACCCATCAGCAGTCGAATTCACCACCGGCACCTGACCCGCAACCGGCGATGGATCAACATCCGTCGGGTCCCACACCGCCTCACCATCCGCGCCCTTCGAGCCGGCGTGCAGCGCCAGGTTCAACCGGTACACACCCGGCGTGGATGTTCCAGGTGGCGTGATCTCAGTGAACGACGCCTCCGCCGGGGTTGGATCGTCCGGGTCCAGCTCCGTCAGATTCACCGTCGTATCGAACGTGGCCGGCACACCCGGATCACCCTTCTCGATCGCGGGCACACCAACACCGATACCGCCCTGCGGACGCAACTGGAGGATCGCCGCACCCGCCGTAGGATCGACAGGAATCTCCACGATCCCCTCAAACAAATAGTGAGTCCCAGCAGGATTCAAGGGCCACGACATAAGGCACGCTCCATTCACATTGGGCGAGTTACAGAAAGAAAGGACGACCGCTGCTTATCCCTGAGGTGACAGCGTGAGGACCGACAACGTTTCAAAAATCCCCGTGATGAACCGCTGATGCTTCGCCAACGGGGCCTCCGACTTGCGTCCATCCCCCAACTGCGCGATCACCTTCCGCTCATCCTGGGAAACCCGCCACATGACGTTTTCGATGTAGTCAGTCACCATTCGGGTACGTGACATGAACACCAGCGACATCAGGCCGCCGCGAAAAACGTCCCGACCCAACGCATACTGGGCACCGTTGCGGAACTGCACCGTCGCCGTCGTCTTGCCCTGCGAATCAAACAAGGCGTTGATGAATGCGAACACCGTTTCGATGTTGTACGGCGCTGATGCTGTCGGATAGAACCGCTCGATCGCCGGATGGTACGGGCCAACTTCGTCACGGCGGTCGTAATGCTGAATCAACTGGAACGCCAAGAAGCTGTTGTTCAGGAACCCCGACAGCAGATCGGACGGTATGCCGGTGAATCCAACAACGATCATCAGCGAGTCGATCAGCCATGCGAAGGTGGCATTCATCAAGTCGTTCAACCACTTTGGGCTACGGCCACCAATAATGTGCTGCCAACCCTCAGGTGTGTGGTCAGTGATCGTGCACGCATCGATGCCGGTGTCCTCACCCGGCTCGGGGGCCACGAAATAGGCGTATGGCTGCTCGAAATCCACACCCAACGCGGGCGCATAAAACACGCCGTCCATGCCGGGAACCTGCTTGATGACAGGTTTGAAGATGTCCCCCAGCGACCCGCCAAGGTCAATCGTGGTGCGCAGCACCGAATCGAGCACGGTTTTCGTCGGACCAGTGATCTGCGACCGGTCCACTGTGGAAAACACGTAGGTAGGCTGGTCCAGGTTCGCCCACCTGTCAGGCTGCGGATCACCTGGAAGCCACAAATCCATGCGGGTATCCACACCGTACGACTGGGTAACGTCCTTGATGACGGCCTGAACGGTTTCCATCCGCACTGTGCGAGCCACCATCGGCGACGTGTCCAGCAGTGGATTGGTGCGTGACACATACACCGGGGTTCGCAGCATGCGGGTGAACGCCTGGACCGACAGCCCGTCCCGCGACAGGGCTTGCAGAACGGTGCCGAACCATGCCCGGATATCCGGGTTTAACGACAGCCCGTTGTTGATGAACTCCAGCCACCCGGACTGCAACCGCAAAGCGCATTCTGCGACCATGTTCTCCACCACGGTCTGCAACGCCCACACGAAGATCGCGTGCGAGAACGGCTGTGCCTGAATCGGCAGCCACCACGACGGCCAAATCACGTAGTAATTGAGGATGTCGCGGATACCGCGCAGTTCAGCGGTGCCGGTCCATGCGCTGTCGCGGTACTCGTAGGTGTGGTTCTTCGTGTAGAACGCATACCGCAAACCGGCTGTCTCGACGATGACACCGACCATCGTCTTTTTGCAGTCCATGAACAAAGGGATGAGAGGGCTGTTCCCTTTGAGGACGATCCGGCCGGTTTCAACATCGTTGCGCGGGTCAGCACCCGACGCCTCGATCAAATCGCCACCGACAGCGCCCATCGGCTGCCAAAACTTGTCGCACACCGTGAACCGGAACGACGTGTCTACCTTCGATTTGCGTTCCGTCAACGCCCGCGCGGTTCGTGCGATCCTGTTCGGGTCGCCGGACTGGAGGGCGGATTGCCATGCGGCTGTTTCGCGTTCAAACTTCGACAACCGTCATCCCCTCCTTTCCTGGTTCACAGGCGCCACAAATTCACCCCTCACCGAGGTATCGGCCAGTGGCTACATCGGGTAGCGGCGCAACGGAGTCCCCGAAAGAATCACCTTCGAGTCAGCGTTGCCACCAACAATTTCTGTCTTCACAAAGAACTGCTGCGCCGGTTCGCCAGGTGACTTCGCGGGGATCGCCGCGTTCTCACTGAACCGGCCCGACAGGTACTTATAGAAATTGCCCTGCGGGGGAACAATCCCAAACAGCGACCCAATCTGGTCGGTGAACGCGTTCCGCTCCGAGAAGAACGACAACAACGACTTCACCGCCTGCTGGAAAATGTTCAACTCCTGCGGCGACGGCGGCACCGACGTCAAATCCTGCACCAACGTCGTCTGTGAGCGCGGGTCGGTACGTAGGAACACAATCTGATTGGGCAGCAGCGGACCAAACTCCACATACTCATCCGCGCCGGGACCGTCATACAACCGGAACGTGCCCGGGCCAAACAAGGTCGCATCCCAATACATCGGCTGGTCACCAACATTGACCATCGACACAAACCCCGACTGGGTGACATTCGCATTGTCGCCAGCCGACACTTTCCGCACCGGAGCTGGTGTCGCCTGCGTGATCAACGCGCCACCGGCCTGCATACCAAACCCAATACCCCGATAATCCGGGCCGAGCTCGCTACCAGTGCCGGTTTCCTTGTGCGACAAGATCGGCAACCCATTGCGCAACACTTTGAACATGCGCGGATCGCCCTCATACCCGGCAACCAGGGTGAACTTCTCCCCAATCAGCGGGGCCACCAGAAGCGGCCGCTGAAACATCACCGTCTGCGAGAAGTTGTTGAACCTCGACAGCTTGATCCAGTTGCCCTGCACCCGCATGCGGATGCCATTACCGTCCCAGTCTCCGTTGCTGTCGCGGCCCATGCGAGCCCACAGGTCATTAGCCCCACTATCCGGCAGGCTCCACTCTTGGAACCCGCCGAGCACCATCGACACAACCTGATTGTCGGTGTCGGTGTCGAAGTCTTTGTACGGCCCGCACACCACCTCGCGGGTATCCGTTGTCAGCGGATCGTCCGGGTCGTCCCGCCACCTCGCCTGGTCACCATTGGCGTAGATGTATCCGCCGCCGTCACCCTCGTAGTACAGCGGCCAGTCCGCGCCGAGGTCCTGCGTGCCCGACGTGTCATAGTTGAACGTGTCGGTCATCGACTCGTACTCGAACTGGAAACTCGCCGCGTAGTCGTAGGTACGCCAGAACCCCGAATCGGCCCGCAGGCGCAAACTTTCACGCTGCCGCTTGCCGATCTCCAGCGGTGCTTGCGGCGCGCCCTGGAACCACCTGACCGGCGCCCACCAGTGCCCCATGTCGTGGGTGAGGAAGTTCAACGTCGATTCCTGCTTCGCGTCGATCGACGCGACCAGATCGCGGTAGACCCTGCGCGTCCACTTCGGCGACCGGCCACGGCATTCCACCCCCACCTCAACCTCAATCGGGTCGTAGAGAGCATCAATATTGGTGATTCCGTCCTCGGTGGCGCCCTTCTGGTCGATGTGCTTCCACGGCGGGATCAACCCCTTGAGTGATGTGAGGTGCACCATCTCCGGGGCTACAACCCGGTCAGGGACCGCCATCCCGCCCATCATGTGGAAAGTGATCGACCCGTCGTAGGCGTCGAGCCACATCATCGGCTTTTCACCCTTGGCGAGGTCATACCATCCGTGCGGGGTTACACCAGTGGCGGGGTAATGCTTCTTAGCCATTTACCCTCCCGGCATGACGTACTGGTTTTGCAGGTGATACGCGATGTCGCGGCCTGTTCCGTCTTCGGTGGCGCGCTGGTTGTTGACCGTGATGTTCGTGTCGCCACCCTGGTTGACTTGGGTCTGACCCTGGCCTGTGGCCTGTGGGTCGATGTCCTTGCGCTGCTGGGATGCTTGTCCGGCCAGGTTCGGCAACGCCGGGGCCGCACCAGCAATCCCCCCGGCAATGCGGGTGATCCAGTTGTTGTTCGCCAAATCCGAACCACCCGTAGGCAAGAACGTTTCCATCAACCCTTGGGCGCCGATCGCGGCGACTTGACCGCCGTACTCGATGGCACGGTTGATCAGCTTCACCCCAGTCTGCGCGGCCTGACCCGCACCCGGGGCCATCGCGTCCAGCGCCATACCACCGGCCTGCACCGCCATGCCAAGCGCACCACCACCGTCCATGCCGATACCACCGGAACCGGACCCGGCATACGGTGCGACGTTCGCCCCGATGTTGGTGGTGTTCGTCGGCCCGCCAGCGAACAGTCCTTGCGGTGCGCCAGCGGCCATCGGGCCGCCACCGCCGCCCGTGGTGGGCAGCGGGGCAGGATTCGTCGCCCACGCACCCGACGACACCGGAGCCGGCGGGTTATTCAACGCAGGGTTGGTGTTCTGCGGGCTGTACAACCCCGGAGCACCCGCCGCCGCCGCCGACCCGCCAGGAACCGACGTCACCGGCCGGTAGTAATGCGACGTGAACGCCGGATCGTCGGCGCCCGTGCCGCCAATGCCGCGCCGCGCCGCTGCCGCGTCACTGCCCCAGTTGAACGGGGTGCCGCCAGGCAGCGTCGCCTGCATGTGGCTGGCGTTGAAACCGACCCGGAAATCGCCAGGCCCGCCCATGCCCTTGACGAATCCACGCGCAGTCAACCACTCGTCCGCATTGTGGGTCGACATGCTCGCGCCGGTCGTCGGGCGGCCATCCATCAAGTTGACCAGATCCTCAACAGCGCTAGAACAATCAGCCAAACCCTGCGTCAGGTCGCCGCGTTGTTCTTGTGTGTACCGGCCCGCCGGAACGTTGGCGAGTAGCGCCGCGTCGCCGGGATAGGCACCGATCGGCGTCATGGACACACCGGTCGCACCGGCGGACGGGTAGGAGCCCCGGTCGTACTGGTTGTTCTGGTACTGCGGCCCGAACACTCCCTGCGCGCCGAGCACACCCATCAACCCGTGCCCGCCCTGGGTCGGGTTATAGGCCGAAATGGCCTGCAACTGCCCCAACAACGGTGCCGCAGCGAGGTTCGCCACGAACTTCGTGATGTTCTCCGCGATCCCCGCCAAACCCTTCGAGATACCGAAATCCTGATCAAGCTGGGCACCGATCTGCCCCAAATCCTTGACATGCTTATCGGTTTGCTTCGTCAGCTTCTCGTACTGATTCGCGCGGGCATCACTCATGCGCATCTCGGCGGCCTGAAGATCACGCTCCGCTTCGATCACATCATTGCGGGCCTTGAGCCGGTCCTGCTCGGTCGCTTCGGTTGACTGCTCCAGCTGGGCGGCGCGGGCACGCTTCTCCGCGAGCTTGTGCCGCGCATCCAGGTACGACGATTCGGCGGAGAACACGGCAGCGTCCTGCGGCATGCCAGGAATCCCCGGCGGCAACGTCGTGTCATACGGCAACACCGGTGCATCCGGCAACTTCGGGCCAGACGACGACCCGTCGGCACTACCCGCAGCGCCCGGAAACAGATCAGCCAACGGACCATCAGGACCCGCATCCGCAGCGGCACCACCACCACCGCCACGGCGCCCGCGTCGGTCCTCCACGGAAACATCCAATGGAACCTGACCGGGAAGGTTGCCGAACGGGGACGCTGGACCATTCGAGTTCGGGCCAACAAGCCCCGGTATCGGGATACCACCAACCGTAGGCGTACCAGGCCCAGGCCCGCCGCCAAGCTGAGGAAGCGGCGACGGTTGCGGATCAACCCCAGTGCCACCCTGAATGTTGCGGTCCCACCACTCACGGGCTCTGCGCCCCAACTGGTCCGGCGTGTTCGAATGATTCCAGCTATCCGCGCCAGGAATCGCGTTCTGAATGGCCTGCTCAATCTCAGGGCCGTTCTGCGCGACCAGGAACGCCAACCACGCCGGCACCGCCACCCGCGACAGCGCAGCAGAAATCCCCTTAGCCGACTTATCGGCAGTCGCAGGCAGCCCCGCCAAGGTAGTGCTCACTGTTGAAAGAGATTGCGTCAACGCGGTAACACCGGCGATCGCCTTCCACGCAACGAACGCGGTCACCACATCACCAACGCTGATGCCTATCCGGTCCAGCATTTCGACCACACTCGACAGTGCATCCCACAGATCCTGCGCAGTCTCAACCGCACCCTCGAACGCATCCTTGATCTCGTCCTTGTGGGCAACGATCCACGCGTTCAAGTCATTCAACTTGTCGGTCACATTGTTGATCGACTTCGCAAGCGCCCCGGGACCCTCAGTAGTGTCCAGAGGGTCACCAAACAAAGCCGAAATGAAGTTCGCCCCAACACGACCCACAGCAGCGTTCATGTTCGACAAGGCACCGTCAACAGTGTCGGCCAGCTTCTTCGACATGCCACCGAACTGGCCCTCAATCGCCTGCACAAGCATGCCGAACGAAATCGTGCCGTCCTTCGACATCTTCTGAATCTCGGCGCTCGTCAGGCCGAACTCTTTCTGCAACGCCGCCTGAACATTGATGCCACGCTCATTGAGCTGCAACATCTCTTCGGCCTGCAGCTTGCCCTTGTTGAACACCTGGTTGAAGATGACGGCCAGGTCGCCGAACTTCTGCCCTGACGCACCGGCAGCGTCCGCGATCGCCGTCAACGCCGCCTGCAACGGGCGGCCCTGCTTCACCCCACCGGCAAGGAACTGAGTAGCCGCCTTTGCCGCCTCATCCAACGCGATCGGAGTACCAACAACCACCTCGTTGATATCCGACATGATCGTCTTAACCTGCTCGGCGCTGTTCCCCATCGCGGCAAGACGGTGCGACGTCGCATCAAGAGACTTGTACCTGTCGAAACCCTTGAACAGGGCAACACCGGCGGCGCCGATGATGCCTGTCGCGGCGGCCGTGAACGCCGTGCCCAACGCGCGGCCAGCCAACGCGCCAGCCTTCGACGCCGCACCCTCATACCCCGACAGGGCAGACGAAAACCGGCCCGCCACAGGCAACGACGACGCAAGAGACGAACTGAACGACGAACCAAACCCCCGGCCCGCCGACACACCATTCGCCGCGAACCCATCAACAATACGAGACCCGGCCTGCCGCGTCGCGCGATCAACCTCACGCGACAACTGCTCACCAGCATTACGCCCAGCGGCAGCCGCCTCCTTGGTGACGTTCTCACCGATCGCACGACCAGCAGCCGAACCGCCACGAGCACCAGCAGCGGCCATCTCACGCTCAATGTTCTTCGCCGCCACCGCAGCAGCACGCTCATCAAGACGAGAAATAATGTCCACGTAGATCGGCATCAGACACTCACCTCCCGTCACCAGCCGAACAGATCGGCCTCAACCTCACGCTGCAACTCGTGCGCCTCAACCGACGCTTTCGCTTTCTCCAACCGATCAACCGGGTCCTCGAAAGCGAACGGCTCATACGCCGCTTTACGGCTCTTCGATGCATGGAATGACGCCCTGAACCGGGCGATCTCGTTGTATGTTTCCGCCGCGATCAACTCCGGCTCAGACCAGCGGCCACCACGAACAGCCCGCGCCACCGCGCCATTGACCGGCGCGAAATCCACATACAACTCCCGAACATGATCCTCAGGATTGTCCACGAACCGAACCCCGAACAGGTCCAGCAACTCCAAGCTGGACAACCTGCCCTGATGCCAATCGGCGACGCTCAGCCCGAAGAACCGGCGCAGGTCACTCGCTATCTGTCTCGGGTACAGTCTCCAGAACCACTGAGCTTCCATCACTTTTCGAGTCGGACTCAGCTCGTTCCGCGATCGTGAAGCCCTGCTCGGTCCACGCCCGCCACACATCCCGGGCACCGGCAGGACGACCGTTGATCTTCTTCGACCGCAGGACCTCGTAGTTGTCCATGCCCAGCACGACCTGAACGATCCGCACCTCACGCGGCGGCGATACACGCTTACCGTCCTTGTAGTACGGGGGGCCTTTCACCGCGCCGGGACGGGTCTCCGCCGGCAGGACCATCTCGTTGCCGTCGCGGTCCTTCACGGTCTGCTCCGGGATGTACAGGTCCGGCTCCCGGTCATAGGTTTCGATCTCTTCGAGATACGCCTCGTAGGCTTCCAGCGCATCATCGTCGAGCATCCGCAAGTTGGGGTGCGGGGGGATTGTCATGGTGCTGCCGTCATCGAAGCGCAGAACACGATCGGCGAATGGTGAGTCGAACTCGTTGGCCTGTTCACGCGCGGCGGCACCATTGTTTTCGGGTTTCTTCACAGACATCAGGGGCTTCCTTAAAAAAGGGGGGGGCTTCGGGGTTGAGGGGTTGGGCTGGCTTTATGTGGGTGCCTGCCGGGTGGGTGCCAGCCCCAAACCAACCCACCCGGCAGGACGACTTACCGGCTAGCTGCCGTCCGAGTACTGCGCATCCCAGCCGGGGCCACCCATCCACACATAGAAGTAGCCGGGAACAAGGGCGATCGTCCCCGCCGGGTCGGGCCGCATGAAGTACTCATTCGGCAGCACCTTGTACGTCAGGTCCGCCGTGTCCGGGTCGGTCTTGGACCGCTGCTTCGACGCCTGGTCGTCCAGCTTCACCGCCGGGTAACCCTCAGCGCGGTAAATGAACCCGCCCGAGGTGCGGCGCGCGTACAGCAGCAGAAGCTGGTACTCAGCCGAATCCGCGTCGAGCAGCGGACCCTCACCGTAGTCAGGGGTACCGGGCAGCGCCACAAGCGGATTCCCCGCGTTGTCGCACAACGGAAGTTCCGACTCCAGCCGGTGAATCAGCGGATCAGCAGTACCGAGCGCCACGAACCGCACCGAGTACGACTTCTCCGTCACCTCAGAATCGACCGGGAACTTAGACTGCAACACCATCAAATCGTCAGAGGTGACGTCCGGCTCACGTTCCGCACCGCCATCCTCAGGGTTGCAGCCGATGTGCCACCAGCCCTCATTCGGGTCAGTGTTGTACTCGTACTTGCCGTTCACCTTCCGGCGGATGAACAGGTCGTCGCGAAGCTTGCCGTCCTGCGCAAACGGCGACCACTTCACCGTCACGCAATCATCCTCGAACGGCGACATGTCCGTCGCGGCACCGCGATTGTCGCGGATGAACACCGCTTGCAGGCCGCCACGCTCGATGAACGGCTTGTGAATGTCAGTGAATCCGCCGGCGCTCCAGTCGGTGCCGGTCAATGGCTGCGTCATAGGGACGCTCCTCTCATTTGGATAAGGGACCGGATTGCGAAAATTTCCGGCGAACAAAAAAGGGACCCGGCGCTACCGCCAGGCCCCTTGTCAGGGCTGAAACTTTCAATTAGATGTACTGAACACCGATCTCGTAGCGGCCCACATGCCGCACCAGGTGGCCGTCGTCGTCATACTCGACGAGGACCGGTTTCATCAGCACACGCGCGTAGTCGATACGCGCAACAACACCACCGCCGAGCGGTATCTCCACCAGCGGGTTAACGACGAGCTCCAACATCCGCTGGTGCGTCAACTCGGCTTCATTCTCAGCGGCCTCATCAGACGCGGCGAACGTGTGCACCGACACGACAGCCGAATCGCTGCCCTCTTCGGGAACATCACGCCCATCGACACGACGAACCACACGATGCGGCAACGGATCACCCGACAAGCGGCGGGTAGAAACCTTTCCCAGAGGGGACAGCCACGCCACCAGTACACGATGGATACTCGGCGCTGAATCAGTCGCCATACGCGGTGCCGCCGAACTGTTTAGCTGTCTTCTGGGCAGGCGCGTACTCGTCGTTGTGCGCCGACCCGAACTCCACGAGATGCGCCTGCGGATCAGTCGCGCCGACCTTGCCGCGCCCCTTGTTCGTGGAACGTTCCGTCACCTGAACAGAATCACGGTAAGCGCCGGTGCCCACGGGAGAATTGTTCTTCCACGCGTCAACAACCTCGTCCATGAACTCGTTGACGCCCTGATTCACCTCAGGCAGTTTGTCGAAATCGTCCAGCCGCACACCGAACTTCGCCAAAGGGTTCTTCCTCGTTGGACCGTTCGCCACGATTCATCACACCTTCCGCAGCTCCGCCACCAAACCCGGCGCCCAACCGTGAAAACCCATGTTCCAGTCACGAACCGCAACCACATCGAACACATCTGACCCGTACCCGACACGGTCTTTCACCTTCACCGGCGAACCGGGCGGCAAGTACAGGTCCACATCGATCGTTTCGGTTTCCACAATCGAATACGTCCCCACCACCTGCACATGCGGAGCAAGTTGGATCACTGGAACAGTCACCCCGGAACCGAACTGGGGGATCGTGTTCCCCAATCCATCCGACGTGTCACCGACGTGTGGGTGGTGCGTCACCGTGTACGGAGTAGGGAACGTCACGGCATGTACCTGTCGGAACCCAGCGGGATGCTGTTCATCGATATGCGGTATGGCCGCAGACGCAGTTTGAGCGCGTTCGTAAGATACAAGTTTGACGAATCACCGCCCCACTTGAACGAGTACGGGCCAGCAGATGCGGTTGTGCCTTCGGGGTATGGCGATTGAGGTGCAGTGAGGGCGGTAGCGGCGATTTGCGCTACCACCCTCACCACAGCACCAGGAATCACGTCAGGAATCGACTCCCACCCGAGGTATCCGACAACGAGGTCGGATGCCTCTTCGAGGAGAAGACCTGCACGAGTGGCTTCGTCCGGCGTCAGTTCACGCCCGAGAACCAACTCCAGGTCATCGATATCCGCCAGTGACATTCGCTATCGCCTTAGCTGCCATCCGGGACGACAGCGCCGACGGGCGTCTTGTTGTCGCCGACCGCAGTAGCGCCGTTGCCCAGAACGTAGGCAAACCGGGCCTTCAGGCGCAGAGCGATCATGTCGCGCTCCGCCAGGTTGATCGAGCCCACCGTGGCCTGATCGAGGAACTTCACGGTGATGTCCTGACGGACACCGATGCGCACTCGCGAGGAATCCACCACCAGCGCCTCAGCGACACCGACAGGCCACGCACCGTTGGCGTTGAAGTAGGTACCGAAGCCGTTGAACGACTCATCGCGGAAGATCGGGTTACCGTTCGCGTCACGAAGGTTCGCCACGTCGAAACGGAATCCCAGGCTGGCGAGCAGCGTGTCAGGCATGTACCCGGCTGCCGCGACCGCCTTCGACGCCCGGTTGATGCAGCCGATCAGGTCGTCTTCGTTCGCGTCACCCGGAACGATGGTGTAGTCCTGGTTTGCCGCGACGGCCGCCGGGAGCAGCGCGGGCGACACCCACGACGACGGCTTGTCGGTGCCGAAGATGACAGCCTGATCGAGCTTCTTACCGATCGCCTGGCCGCCAAGAGCCGCGATCTCTTCCAGCAGCGAGGTCGATGCGTCATCAACCACGTTCTCGTGAACGGGAATGATGACCGCGACTTCCTCAGCGACCAGGGTCCGGTCGGCCCACGTCGCCTCAGACGTCGGCTTCACACCCTCAGGTTCGGTCGCGGACTCCGACACCCACGAAGCGCCAGGCAGGGTCGCCAGGACGGGCAGGTGAGTGGTCTTGGTGCCCATGTTGACAGTCGGGAACGCCTGCAACACAGTCGATCCCTTCTTCGCGGACGCCAGGAGGTCGTTTGCGTAGGCCTCCTGGATGAGGGTCGCGACCTCGGAACGTGAAATGTCAGCCATGATGGCCTTCCTTTCATGGTTTTCCGCCGAGGCCGATCCTCGAACGGGTTTCGATGGTTGGGTTAACCGCCGGCCCGCATCCGACGCAGAGCTTCAGCTGCTGCTGCTTTCGGGTCCAGGTCTGCGGTCTCAGTGCCTGTTGTTCCTGATTTCAGGTTCTTTGCAGGCGGTTTGAGCTTTGGGGCTTGCTGTTGCAATTGCTGATCACGCCATGCGATCAGCTGATCAGCGGAGGCTTCCAGTTCCTCTTTGGTGCTACCCGTGAGGCTGGCCGCTGGGACACCTTTCTCAGCCGCCACTGACGTCACGAGAAGGTCGCGTTCTGCCTTTTCCGCCCGTGAGCTGACTGATTGCAGCTGCTCGGTGAGTTTCTGCAACTCGGTCTTCTCGCCCTCGCGGATTTTGTCCAGCTCTTCGGCTTTCGACTTCAGGTCGTCGTAATCGGAGAATTTGCTTCGTTCGCGTGCGATTCGCTGCTGGATGATCCGATCGAACTCGTCCTGAGATGTGATGGGTTTGAACGAGCTCTGCTGTTCGTCCCCGTTTCCGGGTTGGGTTGTTGCGCCGTCTTCGACGGTGTTTTCAGCCTCTTCGGGCATGGTGATATAACCTCCGCGTTATTGGAGTGGCCCGACCATTTCTGATAGCGCAGGTCGTCCGCGCCTTCGCCTGAAGTGTCAGGCTGAAGTCATGCGCCGTAGAACGGCTTTCGTGTCGATCGCGCCGTGGGCGCCTTTCGTCTCTCCGTCCTCGCGGGCGGCGGTGACGGCGTTTTGGTAGTCGTCTTCCCATTTGTCCACATACGGTGGAGGCTCGTATGACTGGCCCGGGCGGACTGGGACGGCGATGCAGCGGCAGTGGTCGTGGTACTTGGTTGATGCCCCGGCTGATTCTCTGGACCAGTACACTGCGCCGCGTGTGGCGAGCATCCGGCAGAACGGGCATGCTGTAGCCGACGCGTAGCGTGCCCATCTGGTCCTAGCTGGAAATGGCGCTCCAGCGGCGGCGATTTCGTTCTCTAGGTTGGCAAGAACTGTTTCCCGCGAGGCGTCGAACACCATCCGCTGTGTAGAGCCTGCGAGCCGGTCCAGTGGAGAGGCTTCTCCGGGGGCGTGGAACGCCCACGACACCGTTTTCTGAATGCGGTCTTCTGGTATCGGTTCGATGACCGGTGACGCCTTATATGGCAGCTGCGGCGCGGTTTCGGTGTACCACTGCGCTGTGACCATCGACGCTGCCGACAGTTGCGGAGCTACAAGTTCAGGCAACGCAGCAGAGACAATCCGCTCAAACTCCGCAATGTCAGAGTATGACCGCCACAGTTGCACGAGCTGAGATGTGTTCAGCGTCGCCAAGTCCGATAGAACCTGCTGCAAAGCGTCGGCGTCAGTCGGACTGGGCAACTGTCCTACCTGCTATATCCCCCACCTGGGGATCACGCTGAGCCGTTGCCGCTCCTTGCCTGATGCTCGACACCAGATCAACAACAGTGGACTGCTGAATCGAATCCTTGATCGCCTTGATCTGCTGCTGCGACAACCCAGGAACCAAATGAACCACATCCCGCAACTGCACACCAGCCGCGACAAGCTTCGTAATCCCATCGACGACAGCGCCGAACGCACGAGCCTCAGTGTCCCGCCAAACCACCTCAGCACCAGAATCAGCCGCAGTCTCCTCATCGCCATCAATCTCGGCAGCCAGACGTAAAACCTGCTCCCACGACTCACCGAAACTGTCCCGCTTAGCCTGCAACTTCCGCTGCTGATTCGCCTCAGCAGCCGCCAAAGCCTCAGCGGACATATTCACCATCTTGCCCGTCACCTGAGCCGGCGAAATCTGCGCCCGCATCGCAACATGCTGGATCATCTCATCCAGAATGTCGTTGTACTGACCCGTATCCGCAGCAGGAAGCGCCTTCGCGTCAACGTCTTCATCCTCAAACGCCCACACACGCTTAGCGGACGCCGCTAGAATCTCACTAGGCGATGCCGTCCACCCTGTGATCACCTTCTGGGGGAACGCCCCGAACCGCGAAACCACCAGACGATCAAAATTCACCGAATTGATCGCCTGCTGATCACGAATCAACGGTGCCACCTCGCCAACAATCGCACCGTCAGCATCACGACCATTGACGAACCGCACCACAGGGCACACACGCTCGCCACCATAAGTAGCGCCATGCGGCACTGGATCACCATCGACCACAACACTGATCGGATGAGAAGCGCTCCGAAGCGTCGGATCAGACTCCGACACCTCACCCAGATCAAGGTCATAGGCGAACTCGTCGTCATACAAGCGGCCACGGCGACGCAACTTCGCATCAACCTGAGTGACCCACATCTCCAACGCATACTGCGGCCACTCATCAGCAACAGGATCGACATACGCCGTCAGAATCTGCTTCGGAGACCGAGGCGACAACACCGGGCCATTCGGGCCAGCAGTCACCGTCACGTACGACGCCCCGTACGTCAAGGCAGGAACATATACCGACGACTGGCGAGCATCCATCCGGTTCGCCTGCCAAATTCGCCACGCCGGATCGTTATCCTGCGCATCCGCAGACCGATACCCGGTCACCGACAGATTCTGGGCGAACGAATCTACAACCAAACCTAGAACGTTCTTCACTGACAGCCGAGCTAGATCCTTGATCTCCTGCTCCGCCGACTCCGGAACCTCTGGAACCCCACGGATACCCTTCGCGTAGTCGCCGATACGGTCCAGCCATGAACGCTCGGAGAGGTGAATCTGCCACATCGCGGCGATCACATCGCGTATCTCGCGATCATCAAGCATCGCAGCTACACCTCCCTTCCTAAAGTTAGGTCACCAAAACCTCAGGCGAACGATGCGCCCCCAGAACTGCGCGGCTTCGACGTAACCGCCGCGTACACCGCCGCCGACATCGCTATCGCAGGGCCAATATCAAACGACTCAGCACGCGGCATCATCATCCACCCGCCGGACGGACGATCCTTACGCGTAGCCCCACGCACCGCCACATCAAGCTCAGCCTGGCCGCCATGCGTCAAACGGCCCTGATCAACAAGACTCACCCACAACGCATTGCCAGCGACCGACTCGTTAGACGAATACACCGAAGACTTAAACTTCAGCTGCTTCAGCTTCTCGCCCAACGCTTTCGCCGCACCAACCGAATCATGCTTGATCGGCGTTTTCCGAGACGCGTACGCGCGCAGGAAATCCACCGCCTCAACCTCAGACTGCGTGCCAAGAGCGATCTCGACATGCACCCCATCGTCGACACCAGACCAGCACGCAACGATCCAAAACCAACCAGACCTGGTTGCACTAACCCCGAACGCTGAAACGTCACCAAGATCGTCCACGTCGCAGCACAGCGACCGCCACTGATCGACCGGAACAACCGACGAAACCTCGTTCGTCTTATCCCAAATCCCGAACACCTCACGACGAACATCCTCCGGAGACATGTTCTCCACCAGACGCTCAATCGCCGACTTACCAACACGATGCCCGAACGACGGATTAACCTCAGCCAACCGATCCCAGAAACCCGGCGCATCAATATCGGCCACAACATCATCGGGAGACTCCGGAGCGAACTCCACATACACACCCTTGAACGGGCGGCGCTTCTTCTGCTCCAGCGCACGATCACGACGACGCTTGAACGCATCATGCACACCCAACGCAACCTCTTGCGGCCGCGGCGGCGTACCCATAAAGAACGCCAAACCAATCTCGGAGACGTTCATCGCGGCGAGCATGTCCGTCAGTGCCGACTCCTTCAAGTTCTGACACTCGTCATACACCTGAATATCAACTTCCGAGAAGCCACGACCGAAACCCTGAGCCCGGGCGCCGAACAAAATCCGTGACCCGTTCGCGAAGTGAACACCCCGATTGTCGTCAGACTGCACCACAGGATGCATAGGACGCATCTTCGGCCTGATCGCCGGCTTCTCCACAATCCCCGCGATCTTCGTCAACGTCTCCGATGACGTCCGATCATGATGCGAAGACCAAACCACCAACGTGCCCGGACGAGACAAACAGATCGCGATCAGCCCGACCATGATGCCCCACGTTTTGCCGGCCTGCCGCGCGATACTCAACGTCACACCCATGACGTCGCACGCCAGCGTGCCGTCCTCACGCAAACCCAAGGCCGCGTACCAAATGTCTTCCTGCCAGCGATCAAACGCCACACCCATACCGGGGAGCTCTGGGGCAATCAGCTCGTAGTAACGGGTATGTGAAATGTCATCCGGGACGAAACACTGGCGAGCAATATCGACAAGCGGCGCAGGGTTAACCCGACTTCCGGAAGCGGTCGGCATCGAAAGCCACAACCTTGCCGGACTCCTTCGGAGCCGACTCCGACTCAGAGTTGAGCGCCTTCAACCGCAAAATCTCGGCCTTAGCACGCTCAATCTGCGTGTTCAGCTGCGAGCGGAGCTGCGGCATATCCTCAAACGCCTCAGCAAGCAGGCGATACCGAATCTTCGCCTCCGCCAGCTCATCACCAGCGGCCATCGCCTCATTCAAAGTGCTGTACTCAGCCATCACATATCCTCTCGGACCCGCCGGTTAACCGCCCGACGTCAGCGTGGCGCACCAAAAGCCTGGTGCAAAGGTCTAGGCAAAGCGCGGATTCACGTACGACTCCCTCACTTCCGGGACAGCACGATCCCCAGACGACTTCGCACGATTACACTGCCGACACACTGCCTGGCAGTTATCCAGCCCATCCGCATCCTCCTGAGACCAACCCAATCGAGCGGCCTCAACAGAACTAACAATGTGGTCAACCTCAAACGACCGCGGATGAGGTGGGCGAGCGTCATAGTCGATAACCCCGCCCAGTGCCTGGCAATCAGCAGTGATCCGCAACGCGCATGGAGCATCACCATCACGCTGACGAACCTGAGCGCGGCGACGATTCCGGACAGTCGTGCTAGCGAAAGGCATGGGAACCTCCCTACCCCCAGGTCACACACACACTCGCCT